CGTATTTACTTGCCAAAAGTAAATGAAGGTGGTATCTTTGTCATTGAAGACGTGCAAGATGTGTCTTGGTTCACTAATTTGACGAATGCTGTTCCTGAAGAATATAAGGATAGGATTGAATACTTAGATCTTAGAGCAACCTACAATAGGTACGATGATCTGATGTTCATAATCAAAAAATGACTTTATACGAAAAATATGTAAGCCAAATCGTAAATAGGCTTAGTAAATTTAATCATGACTACGATTGGGATAAAAACCCATTTGGTCATATTGTTGTCAACAATTTTTTACAAGAAAATGAAGCCAATGCTTTGTATGAGGAAGTACTAAAGGCTCAAGAAGATGAAACAAACTGGAATCAATACAACAATCCACTTGAAAAGAAGTTTTCTCTTAGTCGTTGGGACCAGTTACCTAAGAATGTTTATACTTTCCTTCTAGCTTTAGCTGACACAAAAGTTGTCAAGATGATTGAAGATATAACTGGTGTTTATGAACTTGTTCCCGATACTGGCTTGCATGGTGGTGGCATTCACATGCACCGTAATGGTGGTAAACTTAATCTTCACCAAGACTACAGCATTCATCCTAAACTTGGATTACAAAGAAGATTAAATGTTATCTTTTATTTAGGTAAAGAATGGGACCCAATGTGGGGTGGTGGCCTTGAGTTCCATGAGCATAATCCAGAAACTAATAGACCTAAACATCTTGCAAAAGTAGTTGATTACACATGGAACCGTATGGTGTTGTTTGATACAATTGAAAGTTGGCATGGTTTCCCCAATCCAATTACTCCACCAGATGATAAATATCGTTTATCACTAGCATTCTATTACACTTCTGAACCATTGGAAGATCACTCTAATAAGCAAGCTGTTCTGTACGCGCCTAGCGATGAACAAATTGGTGATCCAGAAATTGAAAAGCTTATTGAATTACGTTCAAACCCAGATACTGCTAAAAGGTTATATAAATAATGAAATTTCACGTTTTCTATACAGATAATATGCCTCATGATCAATGGGGGTATAAAATGATCAATGACCAAAAGTCAGTATTTGATCACTTTGGTTTAGAGATCGAATACATAGTGAAACCTTACGTTAATTTTACTCAAGCTGGAGATGACCATGGCAAAATGGTCACTGATGTTATTAAAGACTCAGAAGGCGTTATCTGTTTTATGGATCTCGATTGTTTACCTCATGACATAGAAAAGTTGCAAGAAATCTATAACTGGGTAGAAGAAAATAAAAGTTTTGCGGGTAATGCTCAAAATATCTCACATATACCAGAGATCAAAGATATTATCTTTGCTGCACCAAGTACTTTGATGGTACATAAAGATGCATGGGTAAAGCTTGGTAGTCCAGATATGGCTCAACAACATCGATCATCAGATGGTGCTGTATGTGTTGATGTAGCACAACAATTAACTTTGAATGCAATTGAACAAGGATTCGATCATAAGATTCTTCACCCAGAAGGTTGCGATATGCCACAGTGGTATACCGATATAAATGGTAAAATTTTTACTCTTGGCATTGGTACGGCTTACCCAGCATCTTGGCATTATTTCCAAGGATCTATAAATCTATCGCAAAGCGATTTGTGGGATCAAAGAGTTAGTGGTATTCTAAATAATGAAAAGCTAATTCCAGCAGTAGAATTCTAAGGTAAGTAATGAAAATTGTACAATTAGGTGCTAATAGAGGTTCAGATTCTTTATTCAGATACTTAGAAGATCATAAGAGTGAAATAGAGCTATTAGTTTTAGTAGAACCATTCCAACTGCATTTAGATATATTAGAAGCATGTTATAAAGATTATGATAGCGCAATTATTGAAAATGTAGCAGTGAGGCCAACTTTTATAAAAAAAGAAGAATTAACTATTTTTTATTATAAAGAAGATGGACCAGCATACCATGTAGCTTCAATCAACCCTTCACATATTTACAAACATTATGGGAATGTTCAGTTAGATAGCTTTACTATCCCATCTTTGACTATTGGACAAATATTAGATAAGCATGGTTTAAAAGAACTTGACTGGTTGCTCGTAGATGTTGAGGGGTTGGATGCAGAGCTTATTTTAGACTTTGATTGGAATTCTTACCGTATTAAACGTGTTGACGTAGAACACTTGCATCTGGGCAATGATTCATGGAAAGTTATGGAACTCTTTGAGTCTTTGGGTTATACTAAAATAGAATCAACTAATACTTTTGACTGGGCTTTTGAACTGCCGGGCAATACCATCAAGACTACGGAAGAAGACGGCCACACAGCACAAAGATAATCCAATGAGGGATGGTGTAATGGCAACACACGGGCCTTTGAAGCCCTTGTTCTAGGTTCGAGTCCTAGTCCCTCAGCCAAAGGACTGTAGCTCAGTGGTAAGAGCAGGGGACTCATAATCCCTCGGTCGTGGGTTCGATCCCCACCGGTCCTACCATTTAAAAGTACCAATAAAACACAATAGGTAGTGTCCAGCGTTCCTAAGGGAACATAACCAAGGAGTAACACGATGACCTCGATGTTCGACTACGATGATTCAATTAACCTAGCATTTGATGCTAAAATTGCCGGTAAGAGCCTCGTTGCTGCTAAGCACGAACTGCTCACCAAAACTGGTGATTTTCTATTCCTCGCTCACTCAGATCGTGAGCTTGCTCAGCGTATGCAAATGATAGAAGAAGACATTGAGAAGGTAGCTTATCGCAAACTATCAAGCATTAGTGATTCCAAGGCCAAACTAGTACGTGCTATTTTTGACGAATGGGAACTTCGTCACGCTAGCTGTGATATGTGCAAAGTTGCACATGAAGAAGATAAATGTGTAGAGTGCAATCGCAAACTAAAAACAGGCACTGCTATCACAGGTGGAGGGCTTAACCACTGTCGTGATTGTTATGTAAAAATGACTGATAATCATGAAATCCCAAAACACTGGGGCCAAATTGAAGCTTCTAAGGGTGACCAAAAGAATTGTGCAGAATGTGGTAAGCCTGCTACCCACAAGGATGTTCGCGGTTATTTGGAACTTTGCGACAATTGCGCTAAGTAATATTAATCTAAATTAGGTTAATATGGCTTACAATTCTAAAAATAGTGATGCTTTTATTATAAAGCTTGCTGAGTCAGAAGAAGTATCCAACCCTGATGTTATCTCGCAAGATGATATTGACACGGTATTCTCTGGCCTTGTAGACACGCCCCTACCCGAATTGCTTAAAGGTTTAATTGAAAAAGGTCATAAATCACCTAATAGTTTTCCCATTAAGATCAAAAAAGAAAAAAACGAGCATCTAGCTAATAAGTTTAATTCTAGTAAGATAGCTAGTGAATCTACTTTTGATGAAGAAGATTGGGAGCAGATGCACCCTGATTGGGCTAACGAGTTTAGTCCAGGTGAAGAGTCAAGCCACGAAATTGTATCATTCGGTGGTGAAGATATTGAAGGTGGACCAAGGGTAGAAACTAGTGGTGCTTCAGAAGAAGACGAAACAGAAGAATACGAAACAAAGAATAGAAACCAGATTGATTGCCCTAATTGTTATGGCGTTTCAAAGCATAACAAAGATAAATTTGCTATTTATACTGAACCACATTGTAAGGGATGCCCAACTAAGAATTGTGGAAGCGATCAAAATAACGTATCACCACACTGTGCTGGTTGTGAACTTCTTAATCATGGTTGTAAGGGTCGTGACAGAGCATATTATGAAGGCGATAAAGACGCTGAATGTCCTGTATGCCACAACGAAGGAACTATTACTAAAAGAGATAAGCACTGCTTAACTTGTGACGATAAGAAATGTAAAGGCCCAGACCCACTGGCAAAAGGACATGGCCATTGCTATGGTTGCAAAGACCAAAAAGCACCAAATGATTATCACTTGCCTGAGGCACCTTATTCAGAAATATTTAACCCAGGTCAACACACAGTTCCTGAAGATGATGAATTTGATGATTTTGAAAGACATGAAGAAGACGAAGACATGTCATCTGGCTTTGGTGGCGAAGGTGCTCCTGTAAGAAAAAGAGACCTAAGTAGTGCTGTTGTAGAAAAACCACGTTATGAGAAGCAAGAAGAATCTAGCCGACTTGATTCACCTGTTTCTTTATCAAAATCAATGAGAATTAATGAAATTGCTCCTAAAGAACAAGATGCTCCTAAAGAAGATAGATACGAAGTAACTGAAAAGAACCAACCAGTACCAGTTCTCAAAGCAGAAAAGCATAATCCATGGTGTAAGTGTGGAGGCTCAGGTATTGTTTCTAACCCGGAAGAAATCGCAAAAATTAACGTTAGCGATGAATTTAAAAATGGTATTGCTAATATTAAGAACACTGCAAAAAACGACGAAGAGGCATCGAACAGGAAACAGCAGTTTATCCTCGATCAATATAAGTGTAAGGAAATGTAATGCCTAGATTTCAACACACATCACGACAAGATCCTAGACAACCGCATGTTGGTATATGCCAAGTTCAACATGATAAAAATAAGTACGATGAAGAAGGTTTTAAAACCATCTACAACAAAACAAAAGAACAAATGGGTAATTGCGATGCACAAGATAGAAATTACCAAGACGATGGTTACGAGAGTGACCCAGAAGAAACATTGCAGGCTAAATTTACTAGAACTAATTTGCCGAATGCTATTACAGTGATTACTGAAGCTGGTGAAAAATACACACCATCTTGTGCCGCGCACGCATCTCATTTTAGAGATACTCAACTAAGAAACATTGCTGATCTTCAAAACATTCGACCAGATCTAAACGAAGGTGAGTCCAATGAAGCACGTTGGCACTTTTCAGAGCGTTCCAAGAAGTTCTTAAGCAGAGCCAACCAGAATTGGAATAGTTTAGTTAAACTAAGAAGAATTAATAACTTTAATAGTGGTACTGAGAACGTTGGGCCTACACCACAGGTTATACAACCTAAAAATACAGAAAAAAGTTCAATTTCTTTACCTGCGAATGAAACTCCAGTAGCTTTACCAGTGGACTTGAAAGGTATGCTTAAATCACCTGACAAGTACAATGGTTGGTTAGACGACATAGAAGACTAGTTATGTTTAATTTTTCTTTCAATAAAAATAAAGTAAAAGTAGCAAAAGACACCAGACAACCAATGGTGTTTAACTTATCACAGCTTCTTGCTCAACAAGAAGAAGCAGACAATAATGAATACGATAAGAAACGTCAAGAAAAGTCTAGGCAAAAGATTGAACATCTTGATGCCCCATATGCTATCTATAGTGGCGACCCAGATTATCACGTAACTAGAAACCCTAATGTAGAGCCAGGTAAGTGGAATTTTGTTCACCACACAGAAATTGGGAACGATAGAACAGGCCGCTCAATTGCAAGAGATCTTAAATCAGAATTAGAAAAGATTGATTCACCATACGAAAAAACTTTTCTATCGCCAGACCAATACGCTCATGATGAAAAGATGACTAAGTTAGCACCTAAAGGTATGCTTGGCTATAGGTTGAAAAAAGAGAATCAACCAATACGTTCTGATAACACGTCTATTAGAGAATTTGATCAAGTACTGAACAATGCAGAAATACGTGGAAAAATGCGCCAGCGGGTAGGTGAATTGCCATCAATAAATGCTCCTGAGTTCGATCCAACTCATCCTCTTAACCTTATTGCTACTCATGGTGGCCAAACTGCAATTAAAAAGATGTTCACTGACCAAGTCCCATACCTTACAGCAAATCCTGGCGAGAACATTTGTGTTTGCGGTAGAGAAGCTAGCAAGCACACTGATGAAGCAACTGCGAGTGAGCATCATGGTAAGATTGGCGAGCATTTAGAAACACACGAATTTACTCCACAATATGTAAACACTGGCGATGGAGAATATTCAAAAGGTTCTGAATCTAGAGCTTCACAATCACCTTTGCGTTTTGCTGCTTTACCATCAACAGATAAAGATGGGAACCGTACTCTAAAGAGTAGAAAAGTTGATGAAGGCATGAATGCTGAATCAATGCCTATGGTTCTTGTTGGCACTTCAGCAGCTAAATTTAATCGTGTTACAACTTCTGAACCACCTGGAACAATTAATAACTTTCAAAAAGCAAATGTTTCAAGAACAAAGTGTTCACATTGCACCAATGGTAGAGTTGACCCTTATAAGAGATCTAATAACGTTCACTGTGAAAATTGTATGCCTGGTAAAATAACCATGAAGACTATAAACGAAAACGGTAAAGAAAAAGGTATACCTTACACTGTAGGAATGGGTGGAGGAAAAGTACGTTATTTAGACCAGAAGGATGCCCCCAATTGTGAAAATTGCAAGGGTAAAGGTTACACACTTAGTAAAGATAAAACAGCAAGTGATTTAGAAATACCATGCAGAGCTTGCAAAAGCACAGGTAAGCAAATTGAAACCGTTGAAGGTTCTGGTACTCAATGCACAAATTGTAATTCACACAATTCATCAATAGATACAACCCCTGGAAACTCATGCAAATATTGTGATGGTAAAGGTTATTCTAAAGAAGAAACAGTAAAGATACCACAGAATATTAAATTGGATGTTAGCAAAACGCCATTCGAAGGCAACCCAATTATCATGCGACCATTCTCAAAAGAATCGAGCGAAGAATCAACGGGAGTTGATGGATACTTGGGTCATGGTAAGAAGTCATGCACTAGATGCCATGGTAATGACGAGTACCAAACAGAAGATGGAAAACCTTGTAATTGTAGAATCGGTAGCTTTTCCAATGAAGACCATATTGTTGCTCCAAAGGGATCACGTTATATTTTCCCAGATCATATTGAGTTGCCTGCAGATCATTTTCTTAAAGCACTAGCGTCTGTTTACCCTGACCACGCTACTAACCCACATAGCATTAAGGATCTTAACAATACATCAGACCCAATAACTGGTACCTCACCAAATAACCCAACTGGTCATCGTTATGAGACTGCTGATGGTAAAAACTACGAAGCACATAAATTTACTCATCTATGGAACCCAGGCGTTAGTGTAACACCAGACATGTTAGCTGAACTTAATAAACAAAGTGCAGTGCACCACAGCAGTAAGAATGCTAAATATACTGCGGCTAGTGCTGATCTAGAGCTTGTTACTAACTTTGTTAGAGATAATTTACAAAGAATGCCAATCAATATTACTGGTAGAAAACAAAGTATCATGAGAAAGACTGAAGCATTACCAGGCGGAAGAACTAATCCTAAGTCATTCCACCCAGCTGTTCAACCAGCTATCTCTAAAGTTGAGAGTGCTATTGATGAACTTGGCGATAGTGATCGTGAAAAGTTTAGTCCACTTCTTGATGATGTTTACCAAAAAGCTTCACATGTTGCACACGATAGAGAAGTAACTGGTAAATTGGATAGCCCACATTACGATGAATATCAGAAGAGTATACAAAAAGTATTGTCTACTGTTAGTAGATTCCACGGTGATGAAAAAGCACAAAAAGTACAAAAAGCTTTTACTAGTTTGCCAAACCAACCTGTACCTCCATTAGAGACTGTCAATGAGGAAAATGTTAATGCTTAGAAAAAAATTTAATGCTAAATATGCTAATGATATGAGCTTCTTGAATGAAATGGGTATGAACATTATTGACCCTGACGCGTTATCAGATATTGAGAGTGGCGATGAGGGAACAGAAGATAGTAGAACAAGGCCAGTTTACGTATATTCAAAAGATCCTAATAGAGTTCAAAGAGAACCCAATGAAGTTATCATGGATCAAAAATCTTCTATACCAAAATTAAAAGAATTAACTAATGCTATCCGTAATCGTAAGTCTCCTAAATTAGATTACTTACATGAACATGCAGAAAATATTTTTAATATTGGTGCACATTATGCATATATGGACATGGTTGCTCGTAATTCAGCATACGCATGTCCAACTTGTGGTGGTAAAAAAAATGGTGGTAGAAAAAAACTACCAGCATCAAGAATTAAAGAACAAGCATCAGATGTTTGCCCAACTTGTAAAAATACTGGTCATACATTAACTAACCCAGAATTAAATATTTTTGATATTAAACAACAAGCTGAGAATTACAACACTGCTCTTAGTTTTCACGATACTTATTGTACAAGTAAGCGTTGCCACAATAGATGCCAATTTAAAGAAGATATTGATAAGCATTGCCGTACCGGTATTCCTCTTCATGAAATTAAGAAAAAGGATACTCACCTACGATCTGGAACAACTAATGAATGGTTGATTAATAACTTAAGGCCAAAAGTTGTACACGATGAATATAAAGGTTTTTCTCCATTTCTTCGTGCAGTCGGTGGCCGTGAAGATGACCCCTTGCAAGAGGGTGACTTTGTACACTTTATTAATCATGATACTATCAACCCTGGGAATACTCTTAAAAAGAAGGATGAAGGTTTCCACAGATTTAAAGAAGAATATGACGAACAAGGCAAACCAACTGGTTCTTGTGCTGTAAAAGATTGTGGTAAAGAAAAATTTAATATCAATCACATTGAAAGACAAAAATTACCAAGCGATGAAAATATTTACGTTAAAGGTGGTCGTGATAAGCAAAGCACCGGTATTATAGCTAATATTAATCCTGATGGTACCGGCGATGTCTTTCAATATTATCGTCCAATTAAATTTGTTCAAGAAGAAGTAAATCAACGAGAGAATGGGCATCCAGAACGTGCTATCAAATTTCACAGCGCATACGATGGTATGAATCTACGTGGTGAAGATGATAAAGAAACAAGAGATCTTCAACATCATCTTAAAAATTCATATAATGAAATCATGCCACTTATTGGTGAACGTTCACCTTTATCATCTACTAACTACGGGAGATGGAGGATTCAGCGTAATGTTCCTCTTTCTAGAGCAGTTAGATTATCTCCAATAACTGCACCTTTAGCTGCTACATCAGGAGTAACTACAGAAGTTGTTCCTAAAAGCAAGATTAAGGGTGTTTATCCTGGTGGATCTTGGCTACCAAAAAGAAAAAAGAATTCCGATGGGGTTACACCCCCAGAGCCTAAAACTAGAGTGGACATCATTCACCGTCAAGCAATGGGATGTAGTACAGACGAATTACGAAATATACCTTTGAAGACTAATGACCCTGATACCATTGAAGAATTTAAAAGATTCTCATCAAGATGGGATCAAAGACTAGGTATAAAGCCAGGGCACCCGCTTAGCATTAGTTCAATAGAACCTGGCACAGCGGTGAGTGAACAACATAGAGCACCTACAAAGAGTATCGAAGAAAATACTGCACCGAAGTCTTTTAATAGCGGATCCTTTAGCCAACTTGAGATACCAACAGTAGAAATACCTGGTGCACTTAAAATGACTCATACTCCAGAACAACAGAATGATATGCTTAACGTAATTGAAGGTCATATAGGTAGAAAACTACAACCTCATGAGCGCAACCAGGCTATTGAGGGTATTAGAAAAGATAATCACATCAATGGTGGGCTTAAAGCAATTGGTCAAAAAGTTGATGAAGACGAAGAGGAATAATTATGGAAAATAAGAGAATAAGCTATGTAGAGCCAATTGATGCACCTGCAGGAAAAGCTTGCCGTGGTTGTGACATGCCAAACACTGTGGACAATCCGGTTGTCCTTCAAGGTCATGCACCTGATGGTAGGCCGCTTTATGGCCACTCAGGATGTTCTTCTTTGATGGGATCAGAAGAAAAGACTACTGCTCTCCCAACCCCCATTGCAGGTAACCTAGGACTTATTCCAGGCTACAAAGAAGAAACCGAAGATATTTGGGCATTTGCTACAAAGTCTGTATTCAAGATAGATCAGACACAGGACGAAATTAGTACACAATTAGAGAAAGATACTAAGGAAGTACCAGCTACAACAGTAGATGCAACACAACCTTACAATTCCAGTGGCGCCCCAGTGATGCCAAAACACTAAAACAATGTAATTTAACAAGATATATACCATAGTGTATGTATCCAAGTACAGGAGAAATCATGGAACCACGTTTTAATATCAGAGTTGCAGACATGGCAAACCCGGACAATAATTTCCAGGACCCAAACCAGCAATGGAACGGTGACTTTATCGACCAAGACAGCAACCACTTCGAAAAGAATATGGATGCTTACATGCAACAGCGTCAAGGATTGGGCGACCAGATCCAACGTTATGTTGACGAATCACACATGCACGCTCAGGACGCTAATCCTGCTCAAGACCGTGCTTTGATGGTTATGGAGCCAGAAGTTGCTGGCACTGGTGACCTTCAGCTTGCTCCAGTTAAGGCTTCTAAGCTTGCTTCACAAGCTAATGGATTCCGTAACGACCAGGCTCGTGTTGACTTCACACTTGGCATTGTTGCTAAGGCAGAAGCAGGAACGCTAGTTAATTCACGAGTTGTTGCTGAAACACCTACTACTAAAATAGCCGGTACGGTTATTGCTGTTGGTGACTCTGAGTTTGCCGTTATCTGGGATGACAAGACTGCTTCAGTAGAACGCAAAGGCGACTACGAACTCGTTTTCTCTAACTAAGGATCCGACTAACTAAAAAATATGTTTAGATCACAGAAAACTAAGATCGTTTCTACTCCAGTAGAAGAGGTCCTTGAGGTTGAAGTACCAGCTACGCTAGTCGAACAAACAGTAGCTAACATAGAATTCTTAGCGATTATCTCACAGAATGATGAAACAGCCGAAGGCCGTTTAACTGATTATGATGGGAATGCCTATGTTTATTCATGGGATTTTAAGTCAAAAAGAATAGTTAGGTTGACTGGGGAAAGAATTGATTTTCTTACCTGGTCGTTATGTGATCAAGTACTACAAAAGTACTACAACAGAACTGAGAAGCCAATTGAAGAACCAATTGGCCCACAGATCGAACAAGCAGTAAATAAGGTATTGGCTCCTCTAACTACTTCTGTAAAGAATGTAGAGGGCAAGATTGAAAAGGCATTGACTGTAAAGGCTCCCCAGCCAGCTCCTGTACAAGCTCAGCCAGCGTCTAGACCACAATCTGTTCAGTCAGCACCTGTTGATGCACCAGCAGTAAATGTCGCTGATGATGATATCAGCGTAAATGCTTTGAGGTATTTGCAAGATTCCAATGTGAATGACCTCGGTATAGATTATATGAGCCTCTAGGAGATATTATGCAGGCAGCAGAAGGCAAAGGACCCAAGCAAATTAAGAAGCCATATGTACTTGGCCAATTTACTACCGTTTATGGCAATGATGGTACCCCAGGTACAGTTAATATAGCAAACCCTCCCTATTCACCTGTTGTAGGTGCAAATAGCACTATCAGTGGTGGATCTAGATGGAATGGTGGAATGGTTGGATCAAACGTACCAGGGCTTAACCTAAACGTTAATGGCAACGGAGCAACCGATGTTGGTTTTGTTTGTTCTCCAGACCCTTCGATTACTCCAACTGACCTTGAAACGCTTTATGCTGGTTTCTGGGCAGAAGCAGGTTTTAGTGGAACTTGTTTCCTACAACTGCAAGGTAGCAACAATAGAAGTTATCAGAATGCTGATTATAACTCACCAGCATGGATTACTATTTTGACTGGTACACTTACTTCTACCAGTGGTAACGTTACATTCACGTTGAACAATACTTCAGCTACACAAGAGACTCCAAAAGTAGCTTATCGTGTCACAGCTAGTGGTGGAACAGGAATTATTGATTGGGCTATCCCAGGTCTATTTACTGACCTTAGTGCTATGTCTATCGGAATTAATGCAGCTGATGCCAATGGAAATATTGGTCAAATGAGCACTCAAGGACCACGTTATCTTGCTATTTCTGGTGGTCAAGTTACTGCAACGGTAAATGGAACACCACCATACACAGCAACTGCTAACAACGCCGACTACATCGCATCATAAAGGACTTGACATGGAACGACAACAGAATGTAAGATTAAGCAACATCCGTAGAGTTGGTGCAAACTTTGATTTCAACGGCAACCCAATCACTCAGAACAAATCAGGCGGTATCGTTCGATTCAGTGGAGATATTGGAATGTATAGTTGTGGGCACCAGTCTATACCTGGTGTTGAAGTCTGTAGCTGCCAAGCTTACTAGAAAGCCTTACTAATGTCGCAAAAAGACTGGAGTGCTTCAGCGGAATTTAACCGTATGAAGTCAGCCGGTATTACACTACCTAAGAACCCTATTGCTGGGCGTGTAGCCGCACGTGACATGTTAAAGCGTGCCGCAACACCTGGATCGATGATGAATGAAGTCGGTCCTATGGCAGCCGCTATGGGTGGCACTACGCAAGGTCGTGATCGACTAAATAAACTTGGTAGCAGTGGTCACATTAATCTAGAAGGTATTGCTAACACTCCCAATCGTAGATTAGCTGCAGCAACTGGATCAGATGCTCAATGGGCATTACCAAAACTGCATGACCCATTTGAATACTGGCGTGAACGCACCTGGTGGTTCAATATGGAGGACCCAGATGAACAAACACGTAAGATCAGAGACTGGGCCAGACTTCTCTACACGACTCATCATTTGGTTCCTGGACTTATTGATATCTATACGAGATTCCCACTCTTAGACATTGAATTAGTTCACCCAGATAAGCGTATTAGCGATTTCTACAACGACCTTTTCTTCGATGGTCTTAATTACAATGAATTTCTTTATGACCTTGGTCGTGAACACTGGACCGTTGGTGAAGTGTTTGCTATGGGTTCTTGGCACGATGGTATCGGTGCTTGGGAAGAAGATGAGATTATCAACCCAAACGATGTTATTGTTGCAAAGAACAGAGCTCTAAGAACTTATCAATACCACGTTAAAGTACCTGAAGAGATTAAGCGTCTTATTGAACGCCGTGATCCCCCTCAGGAGTATGCAATGCTTATGCAACTTTACCCAGATGTTGTTGCGTGGGCTCGCCAAGATAAAGAAATCCCTGTTTCAGATGTAATTATGAAGCAGATCAAATTTAAGACTAACCCTTGGAGCGAGCATGGTACTCCTATTCTTTTACGTGCTTTTCGTATGCTTATGCTGGAAGAGAGCCTCAACGCTGCTCAGGATGCTATTGCTGACAGACTCTATTCTCCTCTTATTCTTGCTACTCTTGGTCTCCCGGACGTAGACCAAGATGGTCCATGGATCCCAGACGCTCAAGAACTTCAATCATTGCGTGATGACTTGTCTATGGCAATCAACTCAGACTTCCGTTTGATGACTTACCACCATGGACTAACGATCCAGAATGCATTTGGTCGTGAGAGCATGCCTCGACTTGACCAAGACTTTCTCCGTGTACAAACTAATGTTATGGGTGTATTCGGAATTGGTAGTGACCTTATCCAAGGTGGTCAAGGTGGAACATATGCATCAGGTGCACTTAACCGAGAGTTAATTACTCAGATGCTCTCTACCTACCAGCACAAGATTGAACAATTTATTCGTAGTCGCATGGAACCAGTAGCAGAAAGACAAGGTCACTATGAAATGCGCAATGTCGGTGGTCAAATGGTTCCTGTTATGGAAACTGTTCTCATGGTTGATGAGGAAACAGGTGCTGAATACGTTGAAGAACGTCCAAAGCTAGCCATTCCAGAAGTTCGTTTCCGTAGTATGAACCTACGTGACGAGACAGTAGAACGTGGATTCCTACAGCAGTTGAGTGCTTCAGGATTCCCAATTTCCCTCAGCACTCTTGCAGTCAATATTCCAATTGACTTTGATGATGAAATTGAATCACGTAAAGAAGAAAAAATTAAGACGGTTGTTGCTGAGCAGCAGTTCAAGAAAGAACTGTTCAATCGTCTATATACGCTACAACTACCTATTCCACCGGAATATGTACAGGAATACCAGGCCTACCTTGCCATGTTGGAAGATCCATCACTAGGAGCACAATTAGCTCCTGGTGCTATGGCTGGTCTTGTTACACCCCCAAGCGCACCTAATATGACTGGCAATACTGCTGGTAATAGCGATGCTGCTGCAGGAGCACAAGTCTACCCAAGTATCAACCAAGAGGCAGCACAAGAACGTCAACGTCCTGAAGAATCATACGAACAAAGAAAGTCTCAACCTAAGCCTTCTAAAAAAGGTCCAAAGAATGGTCCTAAAAAGAAGACAGCGTCAGTCGCTGGTTGGGATGAATATGATGATGATTCATTCGAGACGGTTACTTATGGCGACCGTATGAAATTTGCTGTACCTTTTGAACAAAAAAAGCGCAAGCGTATGAAGCTTGCTAAAGGTATGAGAATTATCGCTGACGGTAGCTACGAAAAGTTTAACGAAGACGAATTTAAGCAACACCTTGCGAATGCATTGAACGATGATGATTCAATGATACAAACACCAAGCAATCCAGCGCATTCAGGAAATCCTATTGCTGATTCAGCTGGTAAGAATTCTGCTGGCGGAGATAGTGGATTTGATGATCCAGCTATCATACAAACTGATCCAACAAAAGAAACAGGATCAGAACAATAAGAAGATTTATAATCATTCTTATAACGCACTAATTAATAGATATCATATTATCTATTTTGGAGAATATATATGAGCACGCTCTTTAATAATGAAACACCACGCATTCTTCCTAAGACAGCTTTTGATAAGAAAAGTTTTCTTGAGATCGTTAGTCCACTAGTAAAGCTAGACATTATTAAAGAAGGCGAAGGCCGTAAGTGCCGCAATGCTCACAAACTTGATCTTACTAATAGTATTTACGAAAAAATTGATGAATAAGTATGTTAGCATCCTCATTCTTCAATTCTTCAAATGTATGGTTTGGCTACATAGCTAATGCTTTCTTTACCGTAGGTGCTCTTGCAGCATTAGCTAAAGTTGTTCAAAAGTATTTTACTCATCACAGTTCTAAAGAGCTAAGCCGTATTGAAGAAGAACTTGCTGTTACTAAAGCAGATATGGACGACAAGCTAGAACAGTTACTTTCTCAGCACCGCAATAATGGTGGATCTAGTTCTAAAGATCAGTGGGACCGTGTAGAGAAAAAGGTTGACGGCATTGGCCGTGATTTGAACCGTCATCTAGGTTACCACGAAGGTTTACTAGATGCGGACGATTAAGAAGGTAAGTCACTGGGACTTCCACCCAGAGGTAAGATCTGGCAACGAAAGAACTTTAGGTGAAAAAGCTGCCGATGTTATGCGTCACGGCATGGGATCATGGCCTTTTGTTTTTTCATTTGTAATTATTATGGCAGCATGGATGTTTTATAACGGTATGTCAAAACATCCTTTTGATGTTTATCCGTTTATTCTTCTCAACCTTATGCTTTCAACATTGGCAGGATTGCAAGGAGCTATCCTTTTAATTGCTGCTAAAAGAGCAGATCGTATTGCTGCAGAATTAGCTGCGTATCATTTAAAGGTAAGTGAAGATCACCAAGATATGCTACAACAATTGACTGAACTATTAAAAAATAAAATTTAACACAACTTTAAACATTACAACGATGTAACGCAACTGTTAGCTTATCAAAGGCTTTGAAGATGATAAAATTTGGTGCACCCACTGTAACCCTAATGGGAAGAGAGACTCTTGCTGGCCATAGCCAGTCTATTGAGCTGCACAACGTTACATTAGATGATTTTGATTTTACACCAGAACCTGGTTATGTTTATGCGGTGTCTAGAGCTATTAGTTCTAGAGTAAATGCTAACTACGACGCTTGGCCTGTAGACCAGATCAAGAAAAGCTACCGCACTTTTGTTGGAAGACCAATCTATGTAGAACACAATAACAGTGATCCAGAGCGTGCTCGAGGAGTTATCCTCGATGCTGTTTATCGTGAATCTAAGCTAGCAAGTGGTATTACTGATGCTAGTGTTTATTGCTTGATGGAAGTTGATGCGCAATCATTTCCTAAATTAGCAAACGCAATTATGGAGGGACAGCTTAATGCAGTAAGCATGGGAGCTGATGTAGAAGGCACACAATGCAGTGCCTGTGGTAAGTACGCTAGCAAGCCTGCTGAGTACTGCACCCACATCCCTCGTTTAAAAGGTCGCAATGTAACTGTTTACAAACAAGGGAAGCGTATTGACAGCCTTGTTTATGAAAGTTGCATTAAGCCAAATTTCTTCGAGCTTAGCTTTGTTTTTGAACCAGCTGATGAGAGTGCTTGGCTACTGCAGAAGAAACGTTATTAACAATGCCAATCCTTAAAGTTTCTGAAACTCTAAGAAAAATGGCATTGGAATTAGTTCGTGTACCTATTTCCATTCTTGGTGACTGCCCGCAGTGCCAAGGAAATGGTTACAGAGATGGTATTTGCCCGGATTGTAATTACATCGATCCTAGGGTTATGGATGCTATCAACGAGTGGCAACAGGCTCAAGGTATTCAACAAAAAGCTGCTTTTAGAAGTTTGTCTTTTGTAGATATGTTACCTGATGTTTCAAAAGCAAAGGTAAAATGCCCAAAATGTGGTGACCTTACATTTAACAATGATTCGCTTAAAAAAGGTGAATTATCAGGATCTTGCGAAAATCCTGGATGTGGTCATGAAATTGCTGGAGCTTTAGGATTTAAAAGACCTAAGTTTCTGGGTATAGATCCTAGGATGATGAAAAAAGTTCAACGTAACTTTTTGAGTCCTGCAGGAATAAAGATCGAAAAAAATAAAAACAAGCTAAAAGAAAGTTCCAAGGATGTTTCTGATCTTGGTGCTTTACAAGATGATTCAATGAACGCTAGCATGGATGCAACGACTCGCATGAAGAATATGCTCCAGCAAAGTGCTCAAATGGATGCACAAAATAAAAACGACGAAAACGCCGAAAGCAAGGAGCTATAATGAGCCGTTTCGATGATGAGCTGATCAAGCAGGCAGACAATGCCTACCAGCAACAGGTAGGAGAGGGTAAGACAACAACTCCTCGCCAAGAACCATACAACCAAGTTGACACTATCAATCTTGACAGTGGCTTTGGTGCTCCTGAAAAGGCACCAGCTCCTGTTGATGAAGTTGCTGACTGGATTGCTAACCAACCAATGATGCGTCAAATAGATGTTCGTGACCTTGACGCTGCCGACCAAGGTGAAATCATTGGTGGGCCTGGTTCAAGTGCTGTTTACGCAGAAGGAGGACCAGTGTATGCTGGAAAGAACCCAATCGATGAAAGTCTTTACAATGTTTACAAGTCTTCACGTGAAATCCGTGATGCAATTGAAGCACAAACTGATTTTGACTTCTCTAACCTAATTACTGCTGCTAATGATGCAGCTACTGTTCTTCGTTTCGCTAGCGCCAACGATGAAGTTAATCAAGTTGTTGGTACTGTTGCTAGTATTGTTCTTGACATTGAGAACGACCTTGCTACTACTGGTGACTACCGCCAAGCTTCATCTGATCTAACTCAGCTTGAGAGCCTTCTAGAAGACATCAACAAGTTTGCTACCGCTGATGGTGATACTGACGACAAGAAGTCTGAAGGCGATGCAGTTGCTGATTCAGACGACAATAAGACTGCTAAGAAGAAGTCTGAAGACGAAGACGAAGACGAAGAAGAAGAATGCAAGAATTGCAAGGGCAAAGGTTGCGACAAGTGCAAGAAGTCAAAGAAGAAAGCTTCTAACGGTAACCAAGAATCACTTCAAGTTGTAGACGTTCGCGATCTAGATGATCAAGCTGGCGTTTGGGACCGTGATGAACTCATGGCTGCTGACCACAAAACTGATGTTCTTGTGCCTGAAGATGTAAACGGTGAAGACGCCGGTTACGTACCATTCTACAATGATGGTGCTGAAACTGGTCGCACACCACAAGAAGACGAAGATCGTACCCCATGGCCTTACGATGGCACTAACCCTGCCCTCGCTCCATACGCCGGTACAGTCGCCGCGGTACAAGCCTCACGTGAGAAGATTTTTGAAAGTCTTCAAATCGTAGAGCGTCTTGAGAAGCTTGGAATGGTCCAACACGATGACCGTGCTAAGCACATCGCAAAGTTTGAGCAAATGTCGGATGCAAAGCTTGCTGGATTCAAAGCTAGCCTCGACATGCTCGAAGAGTCTGGGGCCCGTCAACCCCGGAGCCAGAAAGTGGCAAGTGGAAGTAATCGCTTGCCAGAAATGGGTCGGTTGACAACGGCCTCAACAGTTACTCGTCAGGACATTCAGTCTGACGATTGGCTGATGACACTTTAATCATCCCTAACTAAGGAGAAAGAAAAATGCTGCAACTAAATAGCGTAGCTAACGTTGGGGTTCACCGTACGTGTACTCCATTGTACGAAAAGTACGAGGCTACTCCATACAACACGTTCCTGGACCCATCAGACACAACCAATATCTACTCAGGTATGGTTATGTACCGTACCGGACCTGACACAGTAGCCAATGCTGGTACTGCTGTTACCGTTACTGGTGCAAAGCCTTTCGGTTTGTCTGCCCTTGACCGTAACCCAAACATTGATGACGTAACTCAGGTTGGAATTAACGCATGGGCTGTATGGCTCGGCGGTTCTAACGCCTTCTTTACGCTCACTGCTCCGGCTTTTGACACAACTCAAGCTTACAACGTTCTTACTACTGGTGTGCGTACACTTCTGTACACTAACGCCAATGGTCAGATCACTTCAGCTTCAGGTACTGCAAGTACTCTTGGTGCTGTTCCAGTAGCTGAGTTGATTGATGTAATCAGCCCAACGCAGATCACTGTTCGTCTAATCCCATTCGGCGCTACCGCCTAAGGGTTTTTGAAAGGAAATATAATAATGAGTTCAATTACTCCTAATGGTGCTGTAGCCGATCACTTGGCTCCACGTACTGCTAAGAAGTCTGACGATTATGTTGCAAGCATTGTAGAGGCTCAAGAGCGTCTCGCTTCAGCAACTGGTCGTAAGACAGCTACTCGTGAAGAGAAGCAACGCCGTCTTGCAGGAATCCTTGCAGACAAGGACAACTACATGGTCCGTCTCGGACAGGGTATGATTGGTCCTATCCAGCTTAAGCTTCGTTACCAGGGTATGACCCGTAACGTTCTTCTGGAAGATCCACTAACACCTGGTGTCCCAGTTATGTACGATGTACTTGACGAATACGGTCAGGCTTACATTCTTTCTGGTAATGAAGGTGAAGTTCGCGTCACCCCATTCGAAGGTAAGAAAGTTCCAGTCCGTTTGTTCCGTATTGCTACATTCCCTCAAATTAAGAAGGAAGACCTCTGGTACCTACGTGTTAACATCGTTGAATACGCTCAGGACATGTCAAAGCAAGCTATCATGATGCAGGAAGACGCACGTCTTATCACTGTTCTTGAAGCTGCTATTAACAACTACGCAGTTGACCCTAACCACACTGTTTCACCTAACCACATCGTTAACGAGCTTTCAGGATACATTACTCCTGACTCACTCTACGACCTCGTGGCTTTGATTGAAGTTCACCAGTTGGAGGCTTCACGTCTATTGTTCAACCCAATTGACTACCGTGACCTCTACAAGTGGGACATCAACCAAACAGGTTGGGCATTCAAGGACCGCGTTGTTGCCGGTGAGCGTATCGTTCAATTCGGTGGCTTCCAAGTACAACGTTCAATCGAAGTACCACAGGGTACAGTTTACATGACACCATCACCAGAATTCCTCGGTGTGTTCCCAGTTATGTACTCACTCGATGTTGAAGAGAACCACACACCTGAGAAGTTCCACAAGGGATGGGTAATGGACGAGCTCGTTTCAGAGATCGTACTCAACCCACGTGGTCTTGGTAAGATCGTTAAGGCTTAGTCTTAACACATCTAGGTGGGGTATAGGTTATATAATAGCTTATACCTCACCAGGATGTAAAACTCGCATTAAAGAAATACCCTCGAAGTTGCAATAACTAGGTATCGAAAATCTCTTTACCTACCTAGGGAGAAATCCCCTTGAAGATAGGAGCATTAAAATGGCAAGAACAGTATCACGTAGTGGTGACAATGGCGAATCAACTCCAGTTCCAGTAGTGGACTTGGGTGGATATGTTGAAGATCACCGTCCGGATCCTGCTGATCTAAGCAAGGCTCGTGCAGCTGCACCAGTCGCTTTCACCGGTATGCAAGAAATTAACACTGCAGACTGGATTGAGAACTTGATGGACAGTGGAACGGTGTTTTCTAATCCTAAGGGTAGCTTTAAACTAGCTGGCCTTGGATACCACGGAAGCATCCAACCTATTCCAACTGAGATCCGCCAGGACCCATATGTACTGAGAGCCGTACAACGTGGCCGCATTGCTTTCCTCAGCGAAGAGCAGGCTATGAATAAGATCGCTGATTTGAAGGATGAAAACAGTACTAGTGAAAGTCACATGGATCACCTCCGTGACAGTCTAGCTGCTGGTGCTAGTGACAACAATGGCATGTACAAGATTGACTTGCCAGATGAAGCTGAACCAAAGGGACCAAGCCAGTCTTGGGAACAGGTTTGGGACAATAGCACAAGCACTCCTACTAAGCCTAAGAAGAACGCATAACAACCGGTGGACTGCAAAGCTCCACCCTTATAAGGAGCTTAAATGAGCGACGAAATTAAGAACACAGTTAAGCCTAGTAACGTTGGTGCTGAGCCTGTTGGCGCAGTAATCCCAAGCGGTACAGTGCTCAGCGGTACAACAATCTATAATGAACCATGGTTCAGTGTTTGGTTGCCACAGACATTCCCTGGAACTGTTACTGGTGGTGTAGCACAACCTACCTTGAGCGGTACTGGTTACCAAGGTGCAAACAATGTCGGTCTGGTATTCCAGAACGATCAATACAACACAACCGTGAGAGGATTCTAACATGGCTATTACACCAAACACAGCAATAGAACAGGCTAATAAGCAGGCGCTACGTGGAGTAGCACGCGGTGGTTTTAATTCATACGCACCTTCTGCTATTGACCCTACTGTTTACGTAAATGCTGCTGCTACTACTAGTGGTATTCTTGAACTCGTAGTTCCTGCAACTGGTGCTACTACTTTCACAATCAGTGGCCCTAATGGAACTACTGCTACCCTTACTGGTACTGCTACTGGTACCCAGGTTAGCGGTTTGGTTTCTGCTCTTGCTGCTGGTCCACTTTCTGGTTACACATTTTATGTAAACGCCGGTGGTGCTAACTACATCAATGGTACTACTACAACAATCATCGTTCCTTCCGGAGCTGCATTGCTTGTTGTATCTGGTACTGGTGGTGCTGTTCCTACCATTACTGCACTTGCATTCAGTGGTTCAAACGCTGAAGCTGTTACTTACCCTAACTATGTTGGTACTCCTAATTCTGCACCTACTTGGGTAGATGATGCTACTGTTCACGCTTACCAAGTTGGTATTGGTGGAGCACAGAACACACAAATCATTGAACAAAAGCAAGTTCGTCAGATTCTTACCGGTAACGGTCCTGATGGTGGTTCACAAACTGAACAATACAATGGTTACTTTGCTTCTTACAGCGGAAACCTTTACCAGACCGTACAGAAGAACACCAAGCGCCAGCAGTGCTAAATGGAACACGTACCTTTTAGAATAAAGGTAGATGCGGTTATAACTAGAGCGGATGGTGTCCAGGAAAACCTGGGCACCATTAGTTCTAATACGACAGAAAATAAAAATGATCACTCTACTGACGAACAAGACCAGAAACAGTTTAGTTAATGCAATAACAGGCTCTGGGTACTCATTAGCCATTCCACAATTTATTGCATGGGGTACTGGGTCAGGAACCGTTCAAGCGACCGATATAACCCTATTTAACCCCGTTCAGGTGCCTGTTAGTGGTACAGTAAGCACTCTTACAACGTCAACATCTGGCGACACATATCTTTGCAGTGCAACATTAACTGCAAGTGGACATTACAACATAACAAATATTGGTTTGTTTACCACTGGTGCAACACCTGCAATGGGTACATTAACAAGCCAAGTCAACCCTGGAGCAACCACTATACAAATAAGTGGTTACAATGCATTCCCAAACACTTTTCCATTCAACATACAGGTACTATCAGAAGTAATGACAGTAATTTCTGGAAATGGTACCAATACTTATAATGTAATTAGGGGCGTAAATGGCTCTAGTATGATGACAACGATAATTCCTTCTCTTACTACTGTAGTGGGTCAAGCTGGTTTTATGTTTTTAAAAAGCAGTTTTCCAGGTATTGGTTTGCAGTACGGAGACAGCATCAAATTTAATATTAGCATTCAATTTATATAGGAGCAACTATGGCTAGTTTTAACTCTAATTTTTATTTTCCTCAGGAAGGTCTTAACTACCTTTTGAACGCAATTCCAAGAGGAACACAGGCCGTTCCTTCTACACTTTATCTAGGTCTTACAGCCACTACTTGGTCAACCATTAGTGGATACGCTGCTGCAGGTGATGTTCCTCTTACCCTCAATGGTGGTACTTACCCAATTCTTGAAGCTAGTGGTCTCAGTGGTTATTCACGTCTAACTCTTTCTGGATCTGGTTGGCAAGCACCACAGACTAACACAATTACAATTGGTACAAGCACAGGAATTCCTGTACAATACTGTACTTACTCAGGAACTAACCCTCTTACATTCACAAACACTGGTGCTACATACACTACTATCAACGGTATCTTCCTTACCATCACTGGTACTGTAGGATCAAGTAGCTCAGGCGGAAGTACAGTTCTATGGTACGCACCATTCTCTGATCTTTCAACCGTAACTCTAGCTTCAGGCGACTCACTAACTGTTACTCCTACTTGGCAATCTGCTTCTTACCCATACTAATTAGTAATCAGTAACAGGTAGATAAACAATTAATAGGAGTATTATTTAATGGCCCTCCCAGATTCCAGTGTAATACGATCATACCCTGGTGGTGCTGCACCTACGTATCTTTCAGCATCGCTTGACTATGCATTCGCAAGCGGACAAACAATAACTGTAGCTAATACCACGGGATGGTATGAAGTTAGCGCAGGCGGATATAATACCACTAATCCACTAGGAACTAGTGGACCTTTTACGCTTGTTGTAGATTACGGTCTAGGCAGCGAAGAAAAGATACTGTGTGCTAGCGGTGCCATCTCACTTGGTGTTAATACCACTATTTTTGTTTATAACGTTAGTGGTACCAATGGCCGTGGCTATGACGGAACAACTGCAACTTCGCACTCAGTAGGAACTTCTAGCGATTATAACGTATTCCCTGTTGCTACAGCTATTGAACAAGCTCAATTTAATCTTGCAGCAAGCAAATTAGGCAATTCAACTTTAGTAGTATCAGGCACAACTGCTGGTGGAGATCTTGCTGGGACTTATCCTAATCCAACACTTAAAGCAATATACACTGGCGACACATTCTCTGGTGGTGGCGGAAGCTTCTTGCCAACATTTTCATGGGATAATGCTGGTCGTATAACTAATGTTTCAGGTATAAATATATTTATTCCAACAAGTGCAGTAAGTGGATTGAATACGACTATTAGTGGTTTACAGACCCAAATTAACACTAATGGTACAAACATTAGTACACAGAGTGGGCAAATAAATACATTATTTGCAACAACTAGCGGTCAAGCTTCAAGCATAGCTACACAAAGTGGACAAATTAATTCATTGTTTATAACAACTAGTGGTAACTCTACAGACATTAACAATCAAGCTGCAGCCATTAGCGGTTTAAATACACAAGTAAGCGATTTAAACAATTCTACTACCTCAGGATTTGCTAGTGTAAATACACAAATATCAGGACTCAATGTAGTAGTTAGTGGTCAAGCCAATACTCTTGCTACTGAAGCAAACAACATTGCTGTCCTTAGTGGTCAATACGTAACTCTTTCAGGTAACTTAGTTACTACTAACTCTAATGTTGCCAACCTCAGTGGCCAATTCGCATCACTTTCTGGTTCATATAATACCACGTCAGGAATCGTAACTAACCAAACTGGATACATTGCCACACTTAGTGGTCAAATGATCACTGCTAATAACGGTATATCAACTAACGCTGCAAACCTTGCCACGTTATCTGGTCAATATACTACTACTAGTGGAATTGTTACCAACCACACTTCATACATTGCAACAATTTCTGGTAAACAAATTACTGATGAAAACAACATAGCAACACTTTCAGGAAACATTGTTACCATTAGTGGAAAGCAAGTAACTGACGAAGCTAATATTGCTTCTCTTTCAGGGTCTCTTGTTACCCTAAGTGGTCAATTTGTAACTACTTCAGGAAGAACAATCTTCTCTGGCACTAATGCCGGTGGAGATTTAACTGGTACATACCCTAACCCAACTCTTAGAACAATTAGTGGTGTTAGTGGTACCTATGGATCTGCTACACAAACTCCATTGCTTTCTATCGATTCAAATGGTCGTGTTACTAATGCACAACTTTACACAATCCAGATTGCTGAAAACCAAGTAAACAACCTAACAACAGATATGACTAGCATATCTGGAAACATTGCTAGTGTATCTGGTAAACAAGCTACAGATGCTTCTAATATTGCATCGTTGTCAGGTAGTCTTGCTACTCTTTCAGGCCAGTATGTATCAACGAGTGGAATCGTCACTAATAACACTAGCTACATTGCTACCATATCGGGTAAGCAAATTACCGATGAGGCAAACATTGCATCATTGAGTGGTTCTCTTGCAACGCTCAGTGGCCAATATGTTACCACTTCAGGTCTTGTTACAAATCAGGCTGGATACATATCTACAATATCTGGCAAACAGATTGCTGATGAAGCTAATCTTGCCACACTATCTGGTCAATATGCTACAACTAGTGGCATTGTTACCAATAACACTGGTTATATTGCTACTATTTCAGGTAAGCAAGTCACCGACGAAGCTAATATTGCTTCATTGAGTGGCAGCCTTGCTACAGTTAGTGGAGTTGCTTATGCTGCCCTTCCTAGAACTGGTGGAACAATCAGTGGCAACCTTACAGTAACTGGAACACTAACTGCTGGTTCTTTAACTGTTAGTGGTGGTAATGTTCTAATTAGCGGTTCAACTGCCAATGGCGACCTTTCAGGCACCTATCCAGCCCCTACAGTGGCAAAGATCCAAGGAGTTGCTGTAAGCCCAACAACTCCAACTAATAACCAAGTTCTACGCTACAGCACTACATCTGGCACTTGGTATGCTGGTACGGGTAATGCTCTATTCCCAACTACTACTCAGAGTGGTAACTACACAGCAGTTCCCAATGATTATGTAGTATGTAATGCAACTGCTGGTGCAATGACAGTCACTCTAACTAATGCTCCTGCAAACGGTTCAATAATTGCAGTTGCTAGCCAAGCTACAAGCACTTACAACGTTACTGTTGTAGCTAGCGGTAGCGACACGATTCCTGGTGGTTCTTTTGTCTTGGCAGGCAACGGAGTGTTTAACTCTGTTGAATTCTACTACGATGCTGGATTAGCTGAATGGTTGATTGTAAGTAACCAATTCGGTGATGTTGCTGGTGGAGATCTTACCGGAACTTATCCTAACCCAACAGTTTCTTATCTTAATGGTGTCCCTGTAAGCCCTACACCTCCAAATACTGGTCAAGTTCTTGCATCAGTTGGTGGAGTGTGGACTCCAATCACGTCAAGTGGAATTGGAACACCTGGTCCTGGTGGAGCTAATGGTTACTATGGTGCCTTCTATGACACCACTAATCAAACTGCTACAAGCACTACAAGTGGAAACGTTCTAGCAATTGGTAGTACATTCTCTGCCAATGGTATAACTAGATCGGCTAGTGGAACAATTACATTTGGTTATGCTGGTACTTATCTTATTGCTTATACAGTTCAACTAATTACATCTTCCAGTGCTTCTAGAAACGTAGATATTTGGTTCCGTAAAAATGGTGTTAATGTTCCAAATACGAATGCAACATTTGCAGTGCCAGCATCACCAACGCCAGGTGGCGGAAATGCTGTAACTGCTGCTGTAACACATATAATCGTTGCAAGTGGTAATGACAACTTCCAAATTATGTGGATGCCAACCAACACTGATACTACTGTTGAAACTATTGCCTCTGGCGCTAACTACCCAACTGCTCCTGGAGTATTTGTATCTGTTTCTCAAATCATGTACAACCAAACAGGTACATACACAGTTAACGCAGTCGCTGCTAGTGGTACTAATGCTACTACTGCAACTCCACTTACACTTAGTACATATGCTCCAATAACTGGTGCTACTGCTTCAGGTAACACAGCATCTGGTACAGGAGTTATTCTTCCTACGCCAACATATAACGGTCAATGGATGCAGATCCACAATGAAGACCTAACTCACTGGCTCCTTGTCTATCCACAACCAACAGCGTATATTGATAATGGTTCAACTGGTGCTCCTATTTGGTTACCACCAACTAGTTATTGGGAAGGTGTAGCTACAACTACCACTTCCTGGGATACTGCTATCCAACCATTGACTAGTAACTCACTTGCTGTTAGTTACTTGGTTGTTCCTGGTCAAACAGACATTGAACTACAAACCTACGGTACTCCTGGTACATACGGTACTACTAGTGGTATTCCAGTAATTACAACAGATACCTATGGTCGTTCGACTGTAACTGTAACTGGTGTACAAATTAACCAAAGTCAAGTAACTGGTCTTTCTGGAAACTTGTCAGCATTGAGTGGTTCAATAACTACAACCAGTAGCAACCTTGCAACGCTCAGTGGTCAATACGCCACAACATCAGGTATTGTTACAAACCAAACTGGTTACATTGCAACCCTATCGGGTCAAATGGTTACTGCTAATAGTAACATTGCCTCTACAAGTGGATCGCTTGCAACCCTTTCTGGACAGTTTGTAGCCCTCTCAGGATCATACAGCACAACTAGTGGTAACCTAAATACTACTAATACCAATGTTGCTAATCTTAGTGGTCAATACGCCACTCTTAGTGGTCAATATGCAGCTACTTCAGGAATTGTTACCAACCACACAAGTTACATTGCCGCTACTAGCGGTTCTCTTGCCACTCTTAGTGGTCAATTCGTAGCTCTTTCTGGTTCATATAATACCACTTCAGGAATTGTTACAAGCCAAACAAGTTATATTTCAACTTTGTCAGGACAAGTAGTAACACTTTCTGGTAGTGATGCTAACAAGCTTCCACTTAGCGGAGGAACCGTTACCGGTACTTTGAATGTTAATAGCCCATTCAATGTTAATGGAAACGTTAGCATTACTGGTACAGAAACTATTTCTGGTGCTCTAAACGTTAACTACACGATCAATGCTACAACGCCGACTAACAACCCACCAATCAACTTTGGTGGTGGACTAAGCTATTCTGATGTTAACACAATTGCTGGATTTAACACTAGCGTTAACAACTACAACCAGATTGTTCTACAAAATACTAACTCAGGTACTTCAGCTAGCACTAACTTAAACGTAAGTAACAACTTGGGAACAAGTGGTACTAACTATGGTGAGTTTGGTATGAACTCCAGTAATTTTACTGGTACTGGTGCGTTTAATACTGCAGGAGCAGTTTACCTTGCTTCAGCCTCTACAGACCTAGCTATCGGTACTTATGGTAACAATGCTATTCACTTTGTAACTAATAGTGCAACAGCTGATGCAATGACAATTACCAGTGGTGGGAACGTCGTTGTCGGTAGTGGTTTGACTGTTAGTGGAACATTTACTCTTGCAACAGGTATCACTATATCAACTCCTATTGGTAACTATCCTATAGCAATTGGTTACCAAGCTGGTCAAACTGATAATGGTAATGGTGGTGTAGCAGTTGGTTACCAAGCTGGTCAAAGTAACAATAATTATGGTGTATCTTTAGGTTATCTTGCCGGACAAAATGGAAACAGCAAAGGTGTAGCAATTGGTGCTGCTGCTGGTCAAACAACTAACGCTTCAGGTATTGCAATTGGTTTCCAAGCTGCTGCACTTGGTAACAACAATAGCATTGCAATTGGTTTTAATTCTCAAACTGGATCTAGTGGGTACGCAATAGCACTAGGTACTAGCAGCACAGCAAGTGCTTCAGGTTCTGTAGCAATTGGTATGAATGCAACTGCAACTGGAACAAACCAATTTGTTCTTGGTACATCAAACCATAACGTTCAAGTACCTGGTACCTTTGCTGTAAGTGGTTCTTTGACCGTAAGTGGTACTGCTGTAATGACCAGTGGTTCTGCAGTCGGTGGAGATCTTACTGGTACAATAGGTAATGCAAAAGTAACTAAGTTACAAGGTTACACAGTATCAAGCGGTGCACCTACTGCCAATGCAATGCTTGTTTACAGTGGTTCTCAATGGACCTCAGGTCCTGCTGTAAGCGGTACAACTGGTACAGGTGGAATAATCCCTTACGCTACCAACCCATTGCTCGTAGCACCTCTAGAACAGGTTGTAGTTAGCTCTGGTGTAGTATCTTCAAGCGCTGCTGCTGTTCTCAACACCGTTTCTGGTGGAGTCTATGTCTACACTGCTGCTCCAACATCAGCATGGCAAATCCAAATAACCAATGCTCCAACTACTGTTGGTCAAGCCGTTACTGTCACTGTTGGTACAAATAATGGTTCTACAGCCTACCTCCCATCAGGGTTTACGATCAATGGTTACACTGTTAACGGTGGTACTACGCTACCTGCCCATGGAACAGCATATACTAACACTTATACCGTGACAGCGTACTACCAAGGTGGTTCAATATGGACTGCTGCAGATGCAACAGTAAACTATGATTTCTATGCTATTACATTAATATGTACAGCAGCTAATACGTATGTTATGCTACTCGGACAGACTAAGTTCTAATGTTATTATTGGAGATTAATTTCTAATGCCATTATTCTCATCGTTAAGTGACCTTGCCGCTCGTGCTTATGGACTCCTATCAGGATCTTTAGCACCTATTAGCGACCTGTTTGCAAGAACAACATCAGGATCATTAGGAACAGCAACATCAGGACAACTTTGGGTTGCACAAACTGGTGTATGGTATGCAACGAGCGGATCAGCTACCACATCAACAGCAGCTAGTTCTTACCCATTAGCTACAATACCTTACAAAGCTAGTGCAACAATGACGTTGAAGAGTGCTTCAAACGGTACTGGAATTGCTTTTTGGTGGACAAGTACTGGTAACTGGTGGGCAGTTGTTAACAATGCTTACTCACAAAATAACATAACAAGCTATACCTGTACTGGTGGATATCCTTGCACAGGTTATACATGCGCAGGCTATGGACCAGTGTGTCAAAGCTATTACACTGTTTGTACAGGTTATGGTTACAGCAGTGCTTATGGTGATCCAAATGCTAAGGGAGCAACTACAACGTTGCCTAAGCGAAAGCGTCGTACAAAAGAAGATTCACCAAATACTCGACCCATTGATGTTCCAAAGCCGCAAAACCTTAGTTACGCACCAATTCCACCACCATTCTTCCCACCCTTCTTTCCGCCTTTCTTCCCACCCTTTTTCCCACCATTCTTTCCACCTTTCTTTCCTCCATTCTTTCCACCGTTCTTTCCTCCGTTCTTTCCACCGTATTTCCCACCGTGCATAAGTTATGGATTAGCTTGTGGAGGATACGCTACAGGATGTACATCATATTCTTGCTCTTCTTATGGTGCTTGCGCTGGATACACAGCCAACTACACAACACAGTACTATAACCAGCTAAGCTTGCTACAATCTGTAGGTGGTACAATCACTACAATTGCAACAGGAGTTCTACAAGGGCCTTCAAATAGCACAACAGCTCAGATTAACTCTATCCAAATCGTTACCACTAATAGCAACATTACAGCAACTGCCTTTAGTGATTCTGCATTGGTAACATCTCTGGGAACTTTGTCTAGCAATCAGACTGCTCCAACTGGTAATGTTAGTGTTGGTATTATTGATTCACCGGTTGGCGGAAGTGCCACCCAAGGTAGTACTGTAGGACCATTTACAGCGTTATAATTAATAGAAAGAGACCATGACAAACAAAGAAGAAAACCTAAATAATACGCCTCCTATGTATCGGATTGCTTTTATTCTTGATGGTTTTGTACAAGAAGTAATTGAATGCTCAGAGAGATTTGCAGCTTTATTACTAAGTAAGCCAATAGCAAGAAACATAACAGGACTTGACATACCGGTAGGATTTCAGTATGATGTAGCTACCGATACTTTCACTGATTTTGATGGTGAAAGCCTAGAAAATAATAGGAGTTAATATGGCAATTCCAATCCCAGAAGATCCAATGATAGCTATCAATACTACTAACCGTTTGGCATTTATCCTTGATGGTCAAGTAGTTCATGTTCAAAGTTGCAGTGCTAGAAATGCAGCAATTATGACAAGCCAACCAATAGTAATTGATATTACAGATCATGAACGCGGCGCTTTTATCCAAGTTGGTCTTGGTTACGATGAAGAAGCCGGTGAATTTGCGAGTGAATACCGTTAAAAATGAACGGACAACCAAAGCAAACGCCTTGGGAATTATATTTAGAAAATCTAAAGAATACTTCCGAAGAAACATCTGAACAACGCCCAGCTAGACCATGGGATCTATTCAATAAAAAAATTGGTAGAGTAGAAGACGAATTAGCTAGTGAACGCCTTGCAATTTGCAAAGATTGTCCACGCATTCGTAAGTCATCCATGCTATGTAAAGAATGTGGTTGCTTTATGCCTGGAAAAGTAAAATTACCTAATGCATTCTGTCCAATAGGTAAATGGCAAGCCGTTGAACAAGAACTAGAGGTTAATGAGGAAGACGAAGAGTAATGTCGCGTCAAATCATAAAATACGAAAGTCGTAATGGTTTTATAGATCACATGAGGCCTATGCTTTCCGTTGTACCTGATTGGTACAAAAAAACAAAAAGATGGGTAACTGACGAAAATGGTCAAGAATGGCCTGGAGTTAAACATTGCATCCCATTCCTTGAAAGCCTTACGCTCGGTTACACCATAGTTCTTGAAGAAAGTGTATATGTTCAAAGAACAGAAAACGGTGTAATTATACGTTATAATAATCCAAAAGAACCTGTCGTTAACAATAGGCCAAGTGCAGTAACTGATCCATCACCAGTCCCAGAGGGATATGAAGATGAACATTTTATTTGGTTTGCTAACATAACTGTAAGACCTCCTGATGGTTATTCATTACTTTACACACACCCATTGAATCGTTGGGATCTACCATTCTTAACAAGCAGTGCGGTGGTAGACGATTATGTAATGCCCGGTGCTAACATGTCTTTTTTTATTAAAAAAGGTTTTGAAGGTGAAATACCTAAAGGCACCCCTATAGCTCAAGTGATACCATTTAAAAGAGAAGAATGGGTAGCTAAATCTACAAAAGGTCTTTGGGACATAGCTGATACTACTGTGAAAGCTCCTATATCTGAGTTGTTGAATGGTCATTATAGAAAAAACTTCTGGAAGAAGAAGGTGTATAAATAATGTTTAAAAAGAATAATAAAAACGTACTTCATTATGAAGGCTCCCCAACCGTAGAAAAAAAGGGTATAGGAGCTATGGTTGAAATCGTACCTGATTGGTATAAAAAAACACCAAAGTTTTTAGATAATAAAGATCCAAATAACAATATGCCTGCTATGGGTCTTAAGATGTGTATACCATTCTTAGATGCTATGACAACTGGATTTTATATGTCTTTGCCACAAGAAGTTTATGTAGAGCAAACAGAGAATGGACCATCTATCCGTTGCAAACAACAACCAATGCCAATTAGCAATAGACCTCCAATGACTACAGACCCAATGCCATCGCCAGCTGGTCATGATGAAGAGCATTTTATTTGGCAAACTCAGTATGCTTTCCACCTTCCTGAAGGATATAGTGCAATTCTGACACACCCATTTAATAGGTTTGAACTACCATTTATAACATTTACTGGTATTGTAGACGGTGACTTTTTTATGCATGGCGGCAATATACCTTTTAGTATTAAAAAAGGCTTTGAAGGAGTTATCCCTAAAGGTACTCCAATACTGCAAATTATACCATTCAAAAGAGAAGACTGGGTAGCTAAAAAGAAAAAAGGAGTATGGAAAAGAAGCATGGAAAACCATCCCGAAAGAAGCTATGATTATCAAGTTGGTTGGTATAGAAAAAATATATGGCGTAAAAAAACTTATAAGGTAGAAAGTTAATGTTTAAGAAAAACAAAATATATAATGAAAAGCGTCGTTGGAAAACAATGGTAATCCCTAAGAACGATGAGAACCAAACAAGGTACCTTCGTTTTACGGAATCACGCACTGCAACAAGACTGTTCATAGAAAAAGACAAGAATTACAAATTTTATGTTGTCTCTAGAGGAACTAACCCAGGTAAAGTAAAAGTAGTCGGAATTGCAACAGACATAAAGAGTGCTATCACATTATCTAACCTTGAATTGGAAAAAATCAATAAAGGTGAATAATGATTTATTCACCTGATAATAACTTTTTATTGTTAAAAAATTATAAAGTTGGTGGGAGCTCATTAGAAATAGCGTTGACCAATATAGTTCCAGAAAATGCTACTTGCACAGAACTTAAACCTTCAGAGTATGGTCATATGCCAAGAAACCATATATATGATAATATTGAACTAGAAAACCATGCTTCATATTATGATATATGTGATATATTCGGTGAAGAAAAAATAAATAATACAATTTCTGTTGTCTTTGTAAGACACCCATATGAGATTGTAGCTTCATGGTATTTTCATAAAATGAAAGAATATTGGGGAGAAAAAACCAATGATAATGCTGACCCATTTGAATATGGTGGCGGTTATGACTGGGATGCGTTATCTCTAAAACAAAAAGATTATTTAAATAAAATGTTTTTCTATGGAAAAGAAACAGATTTTCGTTCTATTAATAGTACAAAATGGATATATGCACCAAATGGTGAAATACTAGTTGATCATGTTCTACGATATGAGAATGGAATAGAAAACGAAATAAATAAAATTTTACCAATGGTTGGGCTGCCAAAGATTACAATACCTTACAAAGCAAAAAGCAAATACAAACCACAACATATTACCTATAAAAATATGTTTGGCAAACAAGAACTTGAAACTATACAAAAAGAATGGTCTTGGGAATTTGAAATCTTTGGTTATGAGCCTTAAATGACACTAACTAAGGTTTGGAGCAAATACAATAATCCATTTAATTTTATTAACAAAGGCAACGTAGACGTTGGTAAAATTGCGGATTATTTGTTGAGCAAGAATGAAGATAAATACTTTGATGAACGGTTAAATATAATCCACCATCAACATGGTAAAATTCTAATAGTGCAAGATTACCCCAGGAATTGGTTCTATCCGGCACCTTTCACGCCAGAATTTGAATGTAAAGATAAAGAACTTTGGGCATTAACTAAACCAATAATCGATAAATTAGAAAAAGACTGCGATGGTAAAGCAGCTAAAATATTTTATTTCTTATTGCCAGCTGGAACCAATATCTATATTCATATGGATCTTGGACAATATTTTAGTGCTGTACATAGACATCAAATACCGATAATAACTAATCCTCAATGTGAAACATGGGTTGATGGCGAAACTATAAACATGAAGCCAGGGGAAATCTGGGAGATAAATAATGTTAAACGCCATGCAGTTGATAACAATGGAACAACACCAAGGATTAATTTAGTTGTGGACATAATGCCTATGTGGGCTATAGAATCAAAATAGGAGACAAAATATGCTTAGAGAACAATTTGAATTGCCTTTAAATCAAAAAGCATATGATGACGGCTTTTACGAGTTTCGTGGATTGCAAATAGCCATTGGTGAGGGTGTTTATGCAGAGGCTTATGGAATTGATGTGTTTTTTGAGAACATGTTACTTTTTGTAAAAGAAAAGATTAATTCATTAGAAGGCCTTACCATAATAGACATGTGTGCTGGATCAGGCATGCTCGGCATAGCAATGGCAATAGAATTCCCCAATTCAGTAATTTATGGTGTAGAGAAATATGAAAAGCCATTTTTTTGGACTACAAAGAATGCAGATGGTTTTAAAGAGCAAATAAATAAAAGCAATTCTAAATTCATTCCAGTGATGTGTAGTGCTCTTGATTCAATTGATAATCTTAAACATCTTCATGGTCAGGTCGATTTTATTCTTGCAGGTTATCCATGCATACCCATCCCAGATGACCTTTCAAAAGTGGATACTCTCCCTTACGATCTAACATCAGTAGCTGGTGGCGAAGACGGGTTAGATGTTATAAAAGAAATTTTAACCGCATCATCTATTCTTCTAAAAAAAGGTGGAATTTTAGTAACAACTACTCCAGTAAGAATGTTTAAACATGTAGAACCATTGCTTGATGACTCAGTGTGGAGCGAAACATTTGAATCACCTCTTGAGTTCATGGTTACAGTTAAAAAATAAAAGGTAAATCATGGATGAAATAAAAAGAGAAATATTAGCACCAGGCATCATAAGCTATAGCAATGTAGGAGCAAATATTTCTAATATGGTTCCTGAATGGGAAGAGCATGTTAAAAATGGTTCTTTAAATTGGGCTCCACATTCTTATGTTGGAGAAAACATAAATGTTCCAGAAGTTAGAAAAGTAAAGCTTATGGGTATTTCCAATGATGGTATAAACGAAATAATAGATAGTATAAGAGAACATTTTGATAATGCTTATAAAGCATACGTAGACGATTATTGTGAAAGGTATCGTACCAATACTATTGGATCTGATGCATACCAAATTCTAAAGTATGAAATAGGTCATCATTATAAAGCACATACTGATTGGGATCGTGGTGAGTGGTTTGAAAAAAGAACTTTTTCTTTAACACATTATCTTAACGATGATTACGAGGGTGGAGAAATTAATTATGTTGAATTTGGTTTAAAAATTAAACCAAAGAAGGGGCAATTGATTATTTTCCCTGCACACTTCCCTTATGCACACCAAGTAGAACCAGTTATCAGTGGAGTGCGCTGGGCAATAACAAAATTCTACCACTAATGATTATCCAGATTATTGGGCTTCCTGGATCAGGTAAGACCGCCCTAGCAAATGGTTTAAAAGAAAAAATACCTGTAATTCATTTAAATGCTGATGAGGTTAGGGCAACAATCAATTCAGATCTTGGGTTCTCAAACGATGACAGGGTTGAACAAGCACGCAGGCTTGGTGAGATGGCAAGACTTTTAGAACGCCAAGGTCATAACATAATTGTGGATTTTGTTTGCCCTACGGAAGAGGCAAGAGAGGCTTTTGGCAAACCAGACATTCTTATCTGGATGGACCGTATCAAAAAAAGCCGTTTTGAGGACACCAATACCCTTTGGCAAGACCCAATAAATTACGTTGATTTTATAATCAAAAATGGCTTAACCGTTGAACAAGAAGTAGATTGCATCATTAGTAAATACGGCCTTTAGATCCTTACAATGTAAGACCCTCTATAACTCAACAGAGTATATAGTAATCCCTTTCTAGCTTGCTCTTCCCCAAGAATCTAACCATCAAAGATTGCGTAATATAGCATAATGGCCAATAAAAAACCCAAGAATAATATTACTAGAGGGTACCGTTCAACCAATAATAAGGTCATTGAAGGTTGGACTGGTGGTGAGGGTGGACCACACCCGCCAGAATATAGTAGTAATTATAAGACTATTCTATTTAGTTATTTTGCCACGAACAAAAATGGTAAAGTACCAGAAGGTTGGAGAGGTGGTCAAGGTCCACATGTCCCACCACCTTATGTAGGACCTAAGAGTAGCTTTACTAGAGCATTCTATTCACCCAATACTGAAGCGTATGAGCTTGGTTGGAGAGGTGGCTATGGATTCCAAAAACACCTTGATTACTTTAAGAATGCCATCGCTTTGGCCACAATATTGGTTAATAACCAGTCAAAAATCGGTAGAATTAAACAAGCTTCATCTACGTCTACAAATTTAGCAAAAACCTCAAAAAGTTATATCCAATTAAGATTTGCCATTGCTCTACAAACCTCAGCAATTGTTACTAGATACATTAAGTCAAAACTTAAATCTGCAATAGTTAATTATGTTGGTGTTATAAAGAATAGCAAGCGTTTTACAGGTATTCGTCGTGCTACCGCTAATAGCATTGGTTACGCAAAAGTTACTAAAATCACAAGACATTTTAGAGTTTCTATAGTTAATCTTGTAAACTTTGCATTCGAAGGCCGCATCGATCGATTCTTTAGAAAAGCGATTGCTGCCTATACACAATCAGTAATTATTGTCAAACGATCTAGATTCACCCGTACTGCTAAGGCATTGCAAACCTATTTAGCAACTAGTTTAAAGCCATTTGATCAATATTACAGAAGTGCGATCGCTACTTCAACCAGACTAGTAAATTCTAGTAAAACTTTTAATAGGTTTAGAAAAAGCACTATAACAAGTATAAACATAGCAAATAGCTATAAAACAATCAAACGTATAAAACAAGCATTAGCTGAATCCACGTTCTTGGTTCGTAATATAAAATCCTACAATAATTTTAAAAGAGCGTTTGCCACCAGAGTTTCGCTTATTACATCTAAAAATTCTAACATTAGAAGCAAATTAGTTACCGTTACTAGGGTATCTCTTGTAAAGAGTAGCAGGACATATAATGCCAGAGTCCGTGCTATAGCTATCAATATTGTCAAAACTATTAAAATTGGTAGGTTTATAAGAACCGGTTCAGCTAATGCTATCAACATAGCAAATTCTTATAGAATTAATGTTCTTTTTAAAAAAGCCATTTCTATGGTTATCAACATAGCACGAGATGGAAAGATCGATCGATTCTACCGTTATGCCATAGCTAGAACAACCAATTTGGTTACCACTACTAAACAATCTAGATTTATTAGAGTAGCTAAATCAACCCAAGTAGGCATTACCATTGCAACAAGAATTGTCGTAGCTAGACGCCTCGCAACAGCTAACCGTGCAATGCTCGTTAAAGTCAGCAAAAACTATGGCAAGAACATAAAAGTTATATTCACAGGGTTAACCAAAAATAACAAATTATTTAGATTCACAAGAAGAGCAACGGCAGCAGTCATTAATCTTGCTACTACCAGGAAATTTTCTAGGTTCATTAGAGTTGCTAAAGTAACTGCAACTAATATTGCATTCGATGGAAAAATTGATCAATTCTATCGTTATGCGATTGCTAGAACTACAGGGCTTATTAAAACCACTAAATTATCTAGGTTCAATAGGAATGCCAACGCTAATAGAATAAACCTTGCTAGAACCAATAAACGCCGTGCTACCTATATCAAGACTCTATCCACTAATTTGAGTTTTAATATCAAATCCCATGCATACCGTAAAATTGCCAAGAATATTGTTATATTCATTGGTAAAGTTGTAAGTGGTGGAAAAGTTACACATAAGAATGCTTCAGTATTGCAGAGCGTATCAGCTACTGTAACCAAGGCAAACAACCGTAAAAAATACGCCACTGCCACGGTTAGCTATGAAATTGGTACTACCAAGGGTAGAACTTATCTTAGAAGAGCAATTGCCACAACAGTCGGATTGGTTCGCTATGGACTCAGCCTAGTAATGAATGTAAGATCTATAGAATCTGCCAAGGTTGAGCCAGTCAACGAGGTCAATTTCTATGTTACACCTAACAACCCAGACGTTGTTGGGGAGTACACATCTGAAAATGACCAGCCTGGTGACTATTCAGAGCCTGTGAATAACCTTGGTGAAGATGTAGTACCTACTTAAAAACACCATAGATTATAGGATAATTGAGGAAAATATGTTAACTTTTGCAGTTCTTGATGCTAATAACATAGTGGAGAACATCATAGTAGCCGATTCCCTTGAGACAGCAGAATCTGTTACTAGAACAACTTGTATCCAATATGACGAAACAAACCCAGCATATATTGGCTGGCAATATAACGGAACTACTTTTGTAGATCCAAATGCACAATAAGATAAGGAAAAATAATGACTGACGTAAGACAAACAATTGTTGACTGGGCTAAGTGGTGCGCTGCTAATCACGACAAATTCACATACTCAGAAGGACCACAACGCATGTCCAGCATTGGACACCCAGGCAAACTGCCAGTTATCGCTGACTGCTCAGCCTTTGTGACATTGATGTACAACTGGGCTGGCGCTCCTGACCCAAATGCTCAGAGCTACAACCACACCGGCTACACCGGCACACTGCTTTCACATGGGACTAAGATTGCCCTCAAGGATGTTCTGCCAGGCGATGTAATTGTCTATGGCCCAGGAACCGGTTGGCACACAGCACTTGTAGTTGACGTTACCGGCGCTAACGCAAAGAACCCCCTCACGGTGTCCCATGGACAGGCCGGAGATCCGAGTTATTGCCACGTCAATCAAGATGGTCGTTTGCCACAAACCTACCTACGCTTCAACACTTCTGCAATTAACGCTCAGTCAATCCACACACCACCTGCAAAGTAGGATAAATGGCACGTTATCGTCAAGACTTTGTTTATGGTGTGGCATCGGGTGTTCTTGCTAGTTCTGCACAAACTACTATTACCGGTACCAACTGGCCAACCACTATCCCAAGTGGTTCATACATGCCTATTGTGCTTAACCCAGGTTACTATGGTGCTAGTGGTTCACCAGAAATTGTTTATATAACATCTGCTACAAGCACTGTTGCTACGGTAGTTAGAAACCAAGAAGGCACATCACCTACTAGCACGCCTAGCGGTGGAGTAACTCCATGGATTGCTGGACCACTTATTACTGATTTTGGTGTTGTTAACCAAATCGCCAATGGTGATTTCCCATCGCCGACTGCAAGTGGACAATTCTTTGTTTCAAGCGCATCAGGAAGCAATTCACCTTATTGGTCAAACGTTATCCCTGCTGGTGTAATTCAATATGTATATGATAGTAATGGTGGATCAGCTACATACATTGCAAACACCACAGACATTAATAACATTGTACAAATTAGTGGTAACTGCGTAATTCAATTACCTTCTGGTGGTATTACTTATGGTCAACAGATCACGTTCATTCAACTTACTAGTGGCACCGTAACAGCATTCTCCGGTGGTGCAACCCTTATTTCTACGGGTGCTTTGAACGGTGGCGCCAACCCACAACTTAGAGCACAATATAGTGCTGCTACTGCTATCTACTTGGGTACCACAATGAGTGCAAGCCCAACATGGATCATCACTGGAGACGTAATCTAACAATGCCTATCATCTTCGGTGTTATTGCTTCGGAGGAGTCTGGCCACTTACAGCCACAACCTCCATTTATCGATACCACCTCAGGTGCCGTAGTTATTTCAGGCGGAACAACTTCTGGTAGTAGTTCCACAGTCCAAGTCTATTTTACACCAAACCCTTATGGTCAAAGAGCAACTAATTATGCTATTACTGCTTTTAGTGGATCACCAATCGTTGCAGTTACCGGTACGACTGTTACCGGCACTACAAGCCCAATAACAATTACTTACCCATTTGCTCCTAATGGCCTTTATGAATTTAAAGGTTATGCACTTAATGCCAAAGGTGCTAGTTCTTATGGCAATCAGAGTAATCAAGTAGAACCTTTTGTTGCTACAGCTACGCCGTCTGGTTTATCTGTAAACACTTTATCTACATCTGGAGTACAATTCACATTCCTACCAGTATCTGGTTCTACAAGTTATTTGCTTTCTGCATATGGTTCGTACACAGACCCTAATACACAAATAACAACTACCGATAGTGCTTCATTCACTCTTTCAGGGTCAGCAATGACATATCCAACGGTTACTGGTATTCTTAACCATGGTTATTTTGTAGGTATGACCTACGAATTTTATGTCCAATCACAAAACTTCGCTGGTACAAGTGCTAGTGGAGCAAACATACCTTTAACACCAAACCCATTTGGCTCACCAAAGGTGCCAGTATTTACTGCTACATTATCTGGATCTGTTAATGCTGGTATCAACATTGTTGTAACACCAGACACCAATACATTAGACAATTTGCCTACGGGTTACAATTATGCTGATAGCACTGGTGGTTTTAACAATAGCGTAAGTTATTCTGGAACAACATGGACATTGATCAATTCATCTAATCCAATTCTTCCAGTTAGTACAGTCAACGTTACTGCTAAAGCAAGATCACCATACCCAGATACTCCAGGTACCCCAGTGGTGTTTAAATTCCCACCACAGGCTTCTCCATCCGTTATTTCAACAGTTACCGCATCTGGATCTGGATTTAATTCTTCAACTGCCAATGCAACAATTACAGTTAACTGGACACAACCAACTTTTAATACGCAATACAGTCAACCAACTAACTATAACGTAGTTCTTTCTGGTACAAATGGTGATGTTTATTCTGGTACAACTTCTTATGGCCTTAATAGCCTTGCTTTTAATAATAACTATTATGTAAATACAAATTTCACTGCTACTGTTGTAGCTACTAACTCTGGTGGTAAAAGTCCTGTTGCAACTGCAGGCAGTGCTGTTCAACCTTACATAGTTGCTGTTCCAGGCGCTGTAACTGGAGTGACAGGCGGAGCAGCTGGAACCGCAGAGTTCGATTACCAATGGACTCCTCCAACCAGTGGTGGTCCATATTCAAATATACTTCTATACACTTCACCAGCAACTACTACTCAAACAGTACCTTCTGGTACAAGCCAAGCTTACTTTACTTATAATTTTGCACAAGGAACATCCTACACATTCTATGCTGCTCCATATAATGGAGCTGGTTACTCAGCACCAGTATCTTCAGTGACTGCAACACCTTATCCAGGCTTTGTACCAATAACAGTTTACACTATTGGAGCTGGTGGTGGAGGTGGATGGTACACCGGAGGTGCTGCAGGAAACTTAGTTAATGGTGGATCAGCACAAGCAACAAAAGGACAAACTATATCATGCGTTATAGGAGCAGGTGGTAGTGCAACTGCTGTTTCAACTGCTACTGCTGGAACCGGTGGTAATAGTGGTGCAACTGATTACGGAGTTACTGTATCCGTAATTGGCTTCGGTGGTAACGGTGGAGGACCTGGAACCACTAGCAATAGAGGAACTGGTGGTAGTAACAACTCATGGTCTGGTGGAACAGGTGTTGCTGGTGCTGGTGGTGGTGGTGCAGGATCTAATGGCAATGGTAGCGCAGGAGCTGGTACCACTGGTGGTAATGGTGGACCATCTACCCCTATTGGACCATTTGGAACTATGGGACCATATAACGTCGGTGGTGGTGGTGGTGGTCGAGGTACAGTTACTCAAGGTAATACTCCATCACAATATCTACCAGGAACTGGTGGTTTCTCAGAAAACGTTGGACAATCTGGTTATGTAGCCATACGATGGGCAATTGCTGATTACCCAGGCACTCCAACCATCGTAGGAAGCCACGCACAGTCTACTGATGGAGTATACAACTATGCAGAATGGACCAGCACTGGTTCAATTACTTTTAACTAAGGAAAAATATGAGAGTACGCCCCTTTCCACAATATGCAGTAGAGCCAGTAGGCATTATGACCTACTCACAAGGTGTTCTTACTGACCCTGACAATCAAAACGTTACGCTTAGCATTGTCAATTCTGATAACGGTACGGTTATTGTTCCTGCAGGAACTACTGCTACATACGAAAGCACAGGAACTTACCAATATACGTTGACTGCTAATCAATCATCAATCCAAGGCAATTACAATGTTACTTGGAATTACACAATTAGTGGATCACCAAGAGTATATACAGATAGTATTGTTATTACTGATCAGATGCCATATTGGAGCAACCTTAGCTACGATGAACGTCAAATGGTTACTGGGATTGTTCATAGGTTAGACAAGAGTTTTGACTCCACTGCTGGCGGACCTTACTTACAAGAACTTAATCAAAGTGGTTTTATCATGTATGAAGAAGTTGCAATGATCATGCAAGATGAAGCAATTGACTACATTAACTACGAGTTTCAACCTATCTTTAGCCCAGCTTATGAAATTGGTTTAAATGCTCAAGTCCCATTCCCAAGCACTTATTACGGTGTACTAGCTAGCCAGACTTATGCTCACTTCTTAAAGCACATTGCTCGTAACTATATTGAACAACCTTCACCACAAGGTATGAACGCTGCTTGGATGGATCGTAGAGATTACTACCAGAGATGGTGGCAATTGTACTTATTTGATAAAGAAATTGCTGACAAGCAACTACGTCAAATGAAGCGTCAGTTCATGGTTGGTTCACGCAGAAGTCTCTTGGTTGCTGGTGGTCTTATCCCACGAATGTTTGTCAACCCAGCACGTCCTCACTTCCAATACGCTGCAGCTAACATGGGTGGAGCATAATAAATGTCTGGTATTGATCCACAGCCAGGGCCGGTTGTACCCGGTGCCGGTGGACTATCCACCCAGCAAGAAAGCCCTCTTCTCGTTGTAAAACAACGTGAAATATGGGCTCAGACTGACCAGCAACGTTTCCACGATGAAGCTTTGCAATGGTATGGAGAAGAAGTTATTGTACGTCAACTTTGGCGTGCAGAAGATGCTGCTCTTGGACTTGTAGGATACTGTCAACAATGCCAAGATAGCCCAAACCCATCACAACCTAATGCTGCTGTCCAATCACGAGTTAGCAAAGTATACCGTCAAACGGGTAATAGTTACTGTGGGACTTGTTATGGAACAACATTCAGTGGTGGATTTAAACCAACTTGTTATCACTTATATATGCTAGCTGCTGACACACCTCAAATTCGTATGAATCTAAGCACTGGTCAATTTTGGAAAGATAATCCAACTGTTCAGTTCAGCTGGTATCCAGAAATTAGAACTGGTGACTTAGTTGTTCGTGTAAACGAATGGTACGAAGAAACGCCAACATCGCTTGGAGATAGATTTCAAGTTAGTGCCGTAAGCCCACAAAGCATCCGCACTGGCCCAGGAACAAGTTATAGCCCAAGTGTTTATGTTAACCAAACTTGTACTTTAGAAAACGTATTCCCAAGTGCTCCATACTACAATGTACCGGTGATTTAATGTACGAAGGAATAGCAGCACCAGATGCATTGACACAACGTTTAGCTAGACGTGCAGTCGAGATTGCTCAAGTCATTGGACCACGTAAAAGTGGTAAAGCACTAAACAGTTTGATCCCTTTTTATCAAACTGGTGTAATAGGTATTGAAGTTCCTGATGAAGTAGCTTATCTAATGGATCTAGACCAAGGTATTAAAGCTCACGCAATGGTTGATTTATCAGGAAGAGTTATACCAATTAGGAACACAGACGGAACTATTTCTTTTAGACGAGCTGGCGCTAACCAAATTGGCAATATCCCTATTATTACTAGATTAGCTAAAGATGGAAGAATTAAAGAAAGCAAGCCTGAATGGGTATATCCTAAGAAGCCTGCATTGAAGGTATTAGAAAATTCATTAAACGCAAGCGTTGAAGAATGGAAAAGAACTGTTACTTCTAAAGAAGTATTAAATCTTTTGATGCAGACTGATGCAAAAGACGATTTAGGAGAAATCTTTTACGGAAAGAATATGATATAAAATGTTTACTACAGCCGTAAAAACCGCAATCGTTGAAGCACTTCAAGCCGGGTTCTCAGCTCTAGCATCTGCTCCAATTGATACTAGCCTCGATCTGGTTCCAAACAGCGTAACAATTGAGTATCCACTCGAACTAGTTGCATGGCCAGCAGTCTTTGTGCAGTTCAGACCAAGTAAAATTCAATGGTCAGGTCTTAACCCAGACATTTATACAGCTGCTTCAGGCGGTATAGTTATTAGTGGTACAACTTATTCTGGAACTCAAAGTTCAAGAACAGGCTACTTTGAAGGTAGCATAGATTTACAAATTATGGCTATGCACAGCGAAGAGCGAGACCGCCTATACGATAGCGTTGCTAATTTGATCCTTATGGGTCAGGGTAGCCCAGCTAGCACAGCGTTTTTTAATAGCATTGTTAACAACAATTTGCTGGGTATGACCTTACTTTTGGATACTTTTACCCCATTAGGTGACAGCGTTAGCGTTGGGACCCCATGGAGTCCAGAAGAATTGACTTATGAGGCTAGCATAAGAGTCCAATGTATAGGTGACTTTTATGAGAATAAGTACAACTACGTACTACCTGAATTCACAATTGTTACCGCTAGCGGAACTATGGTTGCTAACCCTTATTCTACACCAAATGAAACAAATACCTTATAATAAAACTGGTAAAAGAAATACTGTAAAACAATCGCGATTATGCATAAGGCATTGAAGGAGAATGTATGCCCATTTCCAACTATCAGATTCCAGGTGTTTATGTCACGCAGTCTGGCACATCGCTGACAGCTATAAACCCTACAAATCTTAATATTCTATTGCTTGCTGACCAGCCTGTCGCTGGTAGCAATACTGACACGTTCTATAACATCACTGCTACATCCGGTGTAACAATCGGTCAACTTACTACCCCTATGGTCAACACGACTTCAACGGGTACTTACACTTCTTTCTCTGGTTACACTGTAACTTGGGTTAGTGGTAGCACAACTGTTACTGGTACTTACGGTGTTAACTTTACTGTCAGCACCGCCAGTGGTCAGCCTTTTAGTGCTATAACTACAGTTGGAACCACAACTGGCGTTGGACTTCCAAGTGGAACTGTTTCTGTTACATACGGTCACAACTGGGCAGCATACGGAACTTATTACGATTTTAATACACTCACCAACACAATTGGTGCTGCTATCAGTGGAACAACAATTAATAATCCAGCTGTGCTTGCTGCACAATTTGCATTCCAAAATGGTGCAAATGTTGTACAAGTTCTTCCTGTAGCTCGTATTTCATCAAGCGGACAAAGTGCTGCTACTACTACCGACTGGAACCGTGCACTTGCAACTAACGGTACAGGTAGTGACCCAACATACCTTTCATCATTCGCTGGCGTAGACGTAATTGTCCCACTCTATGGTTTTGTTACCAATGGGCAAGTTACTGCTTACGCAAACGGTACGGTTGCTAGCACATTGGCTGCGTACCTTACTAGCCAAAATAGCAATGGTAATTACCAGCGTGCCTTCCTTGGTTTTGATGGAACCTCTAACCAGATCACTACTTCAGGTGTGCAATCATTTGTTGGTGGAATTGGTGCAAGCAATGCAGGTACACGAGTCAGTGTTGTATTCCCAGGTTCTATTAACTACAACCCAGGATTGAATACTAATACTGGACTTACCAACGTTAACTTCAATATCCCTGGTTACTACCTTGCTGCTGCAATCGCTGGTACTTTTGTAGGACAGACTCAAGTTAGCACCCCTATTACAAATAAGATTGTTTATGGATTTAATTACATCCCTAACCAAATTAGCCTTACGGACGCAGCTACTAACTATCTACCTTATGGTGTTACTACAGTTTACCAAAAGCGTGACGGTAACCTCTGGATTCTACAGGGTCTTACAACTAATGTAAATAACTGGTTGACACAAGAAATATCAATCAATGCTGTTGGTGACCGCTTAGCTAACAACGTTCGACGTGACTTGGTCAATAGTGCACTTATTGGTGGTCCTTTGACACAGATTACTACTGGTGCTGCGCTTTCAACAGTGCAAGGTACTTTGATCAATGCAAAGGCATCTGGACTTATCCAAAGTTACCAGAATATTAATTACACAGTTAACCCATCTAACCCAACGACTGTAAATATTACTTTCCAATATTCTCCGACGTATCCGATTAATTACATCCAGACTACTTTGAGCCTAAATACTCAAACTGGTACCGTAATTACGAATAATACTCAGAGCAATCTTGTAGTCTACTAGGAGCAATAAAAAATGGCAACTTCACTATTTCGCGTAGGTGGACACTATACTGCGTTCACCTACAATGGACAGGCACTAGCCTATGCTCAGGTTATCAATGAGCGAGGCCCACAGCCTGTAGCACAACCACAGCCTATCCAACCTTTGGATAACGCTTACCCAATTGAGATTGCTTTGCCTGCTGCTTTGAATGCAGGATATCTCGAAATCACATTCCTAGAACAATGGAATGCTGAAGTATGGGCACAATTGGGTGCAAACTTTGCTAATGCAGCTGACCTCCTTGACGTGTTCAAGGCTCAACTTGCTCAAGGCGAAGTCCAGTGCATAAAAGTCATCAATAAGCCAGACGGTACCCAGCGTAGAATTACTTACACTGGTTGTGTCGTAGTTAACGTCACAGTTGATGAATTAATCCAAATTGGAACAATGACTATTCCCAAGACGATTACAATCATGTACCGTCAAAGAACCGAAACTCTAAATTAAGAAAGGCATGAAATAAAATGTCCGTACGTTCATATGTAATTCAATTGCAGGCAGGAGTGGGTCAAGCCATTCTTCCTGATCACCGTAAGATGGTCCCAGGTGTACAATACGTGGTAGATGCTGATACGTTCTCAAAGATTAGCCTAGGTGCTCGTCAGAATGTTATCAAAGTTGTCACTGTTAACACTGACCTTACCACTGCTAGTGGTGGTTTTGTACCTGCCCAAGTATCAAATGGTGTAAATACCCAGTTGTTTGGTGGAAATGGTCCACTCAGCCTCCTCGGTACTGTAAGCAACACTCTTAGCACATTCAGCATTGCTGGTTTTGCTGCTCAAGGAGCTGCTGCTGGTGGAACCACTGGTGCTGGTGCTGGTATTGGAACACCACAAGACACACTACTAGGATCTTTCCAACCTTACTCACTAACTGGTCCTGATGGTGCTCGTTACCAACTCGTTTATAATGGAACTGCTACTACCATTTCAGGTGGTTGGGCAACGGTATGGCAAGACGAAAGCAATGGTTACGTATCAACTGCTTCTGGTATCACATACCAAGTCAAGCAAGATGGTCAAGGCGTTTCATATGTTATTAGCGCCAATACAACTCTTAGCGGTGTAAACGGAAACGTTACTACTGTTGGTACTAAGCAAGGTGCTTTCTCAGGTGTTGCACTTGTTAACATTCCTGCTGGTTACTTTGGTTTCACTCAAATCGAAGGTATTTGCCCATCAGTTGCTGTCGTTAGCGGTACTGCCGTTGGAACTGCAGTTGGTGTTGTAGCAACTAGCAACGCTGGTTACCTTGGAGTTCCTGCTTCAACTACCACAGCTGTTAGCTCACTTGGTGTTGTAACTGGTAGCCCACTTGCTAATAACATTGCTGGTACAACGCTTACTACTCCTGCTTCAGGTACTAACGGTCAGTTCTTTGCTCAAGTTGAACTCCGTAGCCGCAGAAGCAAGAAGCCTTACAACCGCTTCCTTAACAAAAACTAATTAAGCTAATGTGGTAGGCTTTGAATAGAAGCCCTAGATCCAAAGGAAACATGACAACGAAGAATGGAATCGGATGGGGGAGTGAAGACCTCCCCCAGACCGAAACAAGTAAGAACATCGATAGCTTTCCAGAAGAATGGAAAGATGATTTCGAAGGCCTACTCTTTTTAGGTTATTTACAACGTGAAGTCACAAAAGTGCCTTTCCACAAGTTTGTGGTTAGAACATTGACTATTAACGAAAAGCTAGAAATTAGTCTATTGACAAAGCCGTACCTAGATACTGTTGGGTACGCTCGTTCTTACAAATCTGCTATCGTTGCTGCCGGATTGGTTAGTGTTGATGGTAGGGATCTAATCCCTGGTAATAAAAATATTAACGTAGTTAGACAAAAGTATGATTACGTAGTCAATAATTGGTATGATACTATTATTGATATTCTTTACGAAGAAATTGATTCTCTTGAAAACCGTGTAATTATGGTATTGCAAGAACTCGGTATTATTGAACCAGTTGTCCCTTTTGATATCTTTGAAAAGGTAGAAGAGGAACTGGATATCCCAAAAGATGGGAAGTAGATCCGTATGTGATCGAGAATAGTGAGATTGCCAATCTTACTGGTGTTTTTACCAGAGGCAACCTCAATGTAGTACAACAACAAATCCTTGTAACGCATACTATCCGTAAACGTAGACAAGAAAATGAGTTAGAAGAACTTCGTTTTGAACAGAATCTGTTTATAAACAACCCAGAGTTCCATAGCATTTACATGAAGAAAAAACAAGAAGAGGAAGAGATGGGCGATGTCGTCTGGCTTACTCCTCAAAGTATTGAAGAACAACGTGAGCTCGATAAGGTATTCGCAGAAATGGCAAAACCTCAACAAAGAACACCTGAAGAAATCGCCGCTGACGCAGCTTTTGTCGAACAAATGACTTTAAACAACCCATTTGATGGCATAGATATAGACGAGATAGGAGGTGATTAATGGCTACAGGTGATCCACTTGAGATACCGGTAAATTTTCAAGATAATACCGGTTCTACAGTACAAGGTTTTCAACAACTCGCTTCTGTAACAAAACAAATACGTGACGACGTAGAAGCCATTGATACCGCTATTTCTGGCGTTACTGATCGTGCAGACAAACTAAGAGGTTATTTCCAAGAAAACTTAGATGTTGTTACTGGAATTAAATCTATTTTAGAGATTGTATCAACACAAGCACAAGCTAACCAAGCTACATTTAGCAACCTTGTAATGCAATTGCAAGAAATGATGAATAGCGCAAGAGGCCTCGGCGGCAATGCCAATATGGGTCAAGCTATGCAGATGCTTGGTTTTGGTGGTAACACTGGTGCTGGTTACTTTGGTAACACTGGTTCTGGTGGATATAGTCAAAGCATCACTTCATCCGTAGACTTTTCTACTGACCCTAACGTACAAAGAACTTCCATTAATAACAGATTCGCTGGTAAGTCTAGAGACTTTAGCGATCTTATGTCAGGAATATCTGGTGGCAATGGCAATAATATAGTACCACCAAACGCACCTCCATCTGGTGGATATGACGAAGAAGACGATGGTAGAAAAAGAGTCTTTGGCAATGCTCTAAGCCAAATAATTTCACCTACAGTTAATAATCAAGTGCCTAACGATTCTTTGCAAACAAGGCTTCAAGCGCAACTTAAAAATAATTATTCAAATATTGCTGATAGCATTATTGCTCAAAAAAAAGAAGGCAGAGCAGCAGAAGTTGCCTACAGACAATCTACTAATTTAATTACTAGAACACTTGGAAATAGAGCTGGTAGCTTTTACAAAAGTGTTCTTGGTAATCTTGGTATTGATAGAGAAACACTTAGACAAGCTCAAGCTGAAGCTAAATATGAAAATGTTCTTGATGCAAATGGTAACCCAACGTATTATCCTGGTAGTACCATACCAATTCAACAACGCACAAGCGAAATCGTTTCCGGTGGCACTGAAGATAAAATGCTTAAAATTGCTGACCACATTACAAGCATATTTGGATCTAAACTATTAACAAAATTTACTGAATTTGCTGGCTATGCAAATATTGCATCCGGAATTTACGGGGGTGCCGTTGCTATTGCTAACCAAGCACGACAAATTACTGGTTTTGCCCAAGCACAAGGACAAAACGTTGGTCAAGTAGATTATGGACGTAGCGCTGGACAAGCCCTTAGTGCTTTTGTACAATCTGGATTTAATCTTAATCCATTTTTCAGTATGGCCGATGTTATGCAAGCTCAAAACAATGCTCAAGCTCTTGGTCTAAGAGGCGGAAACATACAACAATATGTTAATAATGCTTTGCAATTTAAGACACAATATGGTTTAAATGCACAACAAACTCAACAAATCATTGGTGGTGGTTTAGCTGCCGGTGTAAACATGGGCGATACTGCTAACGCTTTTGCTTATGTACGTCAACTTGAAAATAATACTCAAACAAGTACAGCATATGGTAATCAAGCTTTTATGACTGGAATGTCTCAATATGCTGCTGGAGGAGCTACCGGCGTTGTAGCTGCGCAACTAGGTGCACAAGCTGCTCAATTTGGTGCAGGAAACTTTGTTTTGCAAGCACAAGGTGCAACTGGTACAGAGTTGTTAGGAACACAATTAGGCAATGCTTTGATGGCGCAAGCTCTTGGTACAAGTTACATGGGTCTATATGCAACAGAACGTAAATCTACTTCAGCACAATTGCAGACTGCTACATATACTTCTGATGAACAAATCCTACATTGGGCACAAATTGATACAACAACTGATTATCAAGGTAGCCAAAAAAAGTTTGATGATAAAAACGCTGGTCAATATATGATCTTATCTGCTATCATGAGTCAACCTTCAATGGGTTCTGCTATAAATAAACAAGGTGACACACCACAACACGCAGGTAATTGGGCATGGGGCGTTGTAAAACAAGTACAAACTGCAAAAAAATATGGTGCACCTGTCGCATTCACTGATGCTACTGCTAGCGGTAATGTAAAGAAAATAGTTGATCAGACAAATCAAGCTGCTCCAGGCGGACAGCTTCGTATTAGAGGTGCTAGTTCAGAATATGTTTTTAAACAAGAACAAGAACATGCTCTAGAAGCACTTAATAAAGTAACTCAAGGTACAATCAATGTGCCAAAATCTGTTTACCAAGAAGCTTATAATGCCTATCAATCAGGAGATTATACGACTGCTACACAAGATATTTATGGATATAAAGCACCAAGCAATAACAATAATGCATCAACATCACATGTTAGCCTTAGTTTTAATCCATCTACTGCACAAGCTCTTAGCTTTTCTATGCAAAACAATGCAGCTGGTTATACTACTGGCACTATACCACTTACTAAAATACCAAAACATTTATGATAAATTATGGCAGTTAATATCGTAGGAGGCAGTCAAAACTCATTAGACCAACCATTGTTGGTTAGTTCTGCCACGATCAAAGACAATTATACTGGTAAAACTTATACTTTCCCTTTTAATGTTAATTCGTTAAATTGGTCGTACCAAGTAAACTCACAAAGCTACGATACTATTGGTGGCCGTGTAACTCAAATATTATCTGTAAGAATTAATACTATGCAAGTGCAAGGTGATGCTGGCAGTAGAGGCACTCTTATGGAATTATATGAAATCTTTAAAACTGTACAAGATAGCCAAAACCAGTCTAAAAAACCTATGACTTTTAGTATTCCTAGTAGAAATTTATCTTTTATGGTATTTTTACAAAACTTTCAAATGGGTTGGGATATCACTACAGTAACTTACCCATACTATCTTACTTTTGAAGTGCAACAAGATCTTACAAAAGTTGTTACGCAAAGCGCCACTTTAAAAGCTCTCAATAGTTATTCAGCAACCGCTGGTGGCATTGGGTTTAATGAATTATGGACTGGTCTTAGCACAATTTCTCAAAGTACAAAAACCGCAAATATTCTTCAAGCATTGGAAAACTCTAATGCTTCTCAACTTTTTACAACTGGTAGTTAATTATGGATAATAATACAAACATAAACAATGTTGAAGGTATGTATTCTGCTAATTGTAGGATATCAACACCTATTCTTTATCCACAAGCTAACGTAAAAAGTTTTAATGGATTTGCATGGAGTAATAGTATGGGGATGATACACGAAACATCTCCTATAGTAGATGAAGGTTGGCAGCAATGGCTGGGAACGCAACAATAACATTATTTGATGGTAAAAAATTAACTACATTTGAAGTATGGTTGCAAAGCATTAGTACTAGTTCAACTAATCAATTTTTAACACAACAAACACGAGACGGGATATCTTGGCTCCCTATTAGACGTGCTGAAATGTTTGCTAATTTTACAATTGTTTGGTCATTGGTTAGTCTTAAGCCAAAAGGTACCGAACCAGATCTTGGTTTTGAAGATATTGATCCTACTGATGGTTTTTCAAAATTAAACAAATTTCAAGATGCTATCAATGCTCATCAAATAGCTTATGTTAATGGTACGACTGCAGCAACAATGGAATTAAATTATTACAATAATTCTGATCCAACTTTACCTACATATAATACTATTATTAGCAAGAACCCTTTACAACCGCTAAAATATAATGGTTGGATACAAATTGTAGAAAAACAATTTGTACGTTTTAAAAGTTATTTTGTTACTAATTATACTATGAATATCTTAACAAAAAATATTGCAAACACCCCTTCATCTTCTTTGGAAGCTGGTTCTAAGATTACATATGCACCTTCTGCTTATGATCAAGAAGCATACGGTGCTAGTTGGGTCGATCTTTATGCTACTGGCATTGTACAAGGAGCAATTAATACAAAAGCAAGTAGCATTAATAGTCAAAACGGTGGAGTGCCAAGCGCATGAGTATTGAAACTGGTCAATCCGGAACTTTCTTTTATACTCCTGATATTAGTGTTGTTGTTAATACTAGTTCAGGGCCTGTAGATATATCAGCAGATGTTGTTGACTTTAATTTACAAAGACAAATTAATGCCGTAAGTACTTTTACTTGTACCCTTAATAACCCAGGGTTTAAATATAACTATGATGGTGGTTCTACACCTATATCAACCATGGATCGTATTGTAGTGTTCTTAAAAAGAACTAGTTACGTACAAGTATTTACTGGTTTTGTAACATATGCACCCCTTGTAACTTTAATTCCTACTCCAATCCAGATCCAAGCTACTTGTACGCTTAGAATATTGCAATCAACTTACTGGGATGACACGCTTATCCAATTTCAAAATCTTCTTCTTAACTATATGGACTCTGCTGCTCAAAGCAGCAACAGCACACTTAATGACGGTGGTATTGCGCAAGCAGTCGTCAATGTCCTTTATAACGTATGCAACTGGAATCCAAATAATATCCACATCCAAGGTATTCCAAATAGCTTTATTAATTTTACAGCGCAAGTATATAGTAATTTGATTAGTTCAGCAAATGGACTAGACCAGAACTCTGTGCAAGAATTAAGTAAAATTATTAGTGCTGCTGGTGTTTCTAGTGGGCAAAATGCAGTAACAACTAATTCTGCAGGCGTTGAAACACTTACAAACAACCAAGCACCTGATGGTGGTATTGGTACTAAAATTTCTGTTAGCCAAGCAAAACCATTTATTACAACAGGAATTGGTGGGAATCCAGCTTATTTCCCAGGGCCTAACTCAATGAACCCAGTTAATTCTTCATTGATTACTGAAGACATTTATTATTGTTCAGCCCCATTTTCTTATTTAAATCTACAAAACCAAACTGAAATTAATAATGCCAAAACTTGGTTGGCACAAAACCACGTTACGGGTAAAAACGATGGAAGACTTTTACTATTAATCAATCAAAGATATAATAAAGTTGTTGCTGTAAGAACAACTAGTGTTCCACAAAAAACTACAGGAAAAAACAACCAAGCAATTGTTGATAAAAGTGTTGATTATTTTCAAGTACACCCTGGTGTAATAGCATATCTTACAAATAACGCAAACGATCCTAAATCGTATGACCCTAAAAATGCTACAAGCAGTATGTACTCAGAAGTTACTTACTTATGGGCAGATCAAACTGTAGTTAACGTTGGTCCACAGAATGGTCTTAATTCAAATCTTATTCAAACAAATGCTAGTGTTAATTCTCAAGATGTATTAAACAATACAGCAATCGTTAATTCAGTTATTAGTAATATGAGAACTCAAGTTGGTCATACTAAATATGTTTATGGTGGCAGAACTCCAGGGGTTGGTTTTGATTGTTCTGGTCTGGTTCAATGGGCATGGAATACAGAATTTAAAAAAAGAAACGTCAATGCTTCATTGAATGCTAATACAAATTCTCAATTTGGTTCTCTTGCGCCGAGTGACAAACAAATGGTCAACGGTCCAGTTCCTTTAAACAACCAAATTTTAGGAACATATTTTGGTGTGAATGCGCAACCACAAGCTGGTGATGCTTTGTATTTTTATAATATGCCAAAAGCAGGTGGAGATAATACACCACCACCGAACCACGTGGCAACATTAAGCATTGACTTTGGTCAACCTGGACCAAATGGTGAAAAAGCTAACCCCGATCAAGGTTGGTACATTGCAGCACAAACAAGCTCAGGGCCATTAAAAGATCAAATTGTTGAACAACCAATATATTGGAGCCAAATTGTTGGCGGTTATAATAATAAAAAAGCTCAAAGCAATGGTTCTATTTATTTAGGAGCTAGACGACCTTTGTCATTGTTTGGTGGCGCTACTACAACTTTAAATTCAAATAGTTCAAACAATGGTAGTTATTATAATGCTAATGACCCATCACAAAGGTCTGCTTTAAACCTTACCAACGCTTTTAATACTCTTTTTCAAGCTCCACAATTTGACGTAAGAGCAAGTGTTATCCAAGGTTCACCAAGAGCGTTTTTACTTGATAACCCAGTAATGCAAGACATTACACAAATTATGGGTGCTGGTCTTCGTCTATACCAAAGTGCGCCAAATGGTGACTTTGTTGCCTGGTTCCCTGATTACTATGGTATTTATGGCACTGATCCAGTTATGGATATTAGCCCAGTAGAAATTATGGATTTCCAAATTTATCATGATGACAACCAATTAGCTACTCACGTAGGTGTCATCGGTGATACTACCGGTATTGGTCAACAAGTTAGTTTCCAAGATTATATTACAACAAATGGTATTGTTAGCATCCAAGATACAAGCACTATGGAAATTTTGTTTGGTACTTATTTGGTTCAAAACAATACTAATAACAATACTACAGGAAATACTCCAACATCTACTAACTTAAAAAATGTCCTTACATTTTTGAATAGATATGGTATGCGACCAATGGTCCAAGAGCAAAGTGTTATTCACAGTCATGCTATTGAATATTTATATGCTTTACAACAATTTATGCTTCAATGGGTTAACCAATTTGTTAGCACTGTCCAACTTACATTTATGCCTGAACTTTATCCAGGTATGAGAATAAAGATAAACATGGATCAAAATAACGTTTATCATTTTTATGTAATGGGTGTTACTCACCAGGGTAGCCGTTCTGGTGGATTTACTACACAAGTACAATTAACTGCTCCTATGAAGGGTAATAAGATTCTTCACTATGGGCTTGATCTAGTGCCGAATGTAATATCATGAGTGTTACAGGAAATCCATATGATAAAAAAATGGGCGTTATTAAAGTACGCCTTACATCACTTCCACAACTTCATCCTTTTAGCCTAGCAAACAATGCTGCACAAAATTATTATTGTCTAGCTTTAGACACAAAAGGTTTTCAAGTTGAAATCGATCTCCAAGCTATGCCACCAGGAGTTACACTTGCTCAATTACAACCTAACCAAGTTTGGTGGGTAGAAAAAAGAACAACATTATATAGGTTATATCTATACGGTGGCATATTTGATAGCACAAAAAATCAAGTAGTTAGTACAACACCTCTACCGAGCAGTGCAGCAACAGGAGGAGTACCTGCAGGAACGCTTCTTGATTTTGCTGGCCCTGTTGCACCATCTGGGTATCTTCTATGTGATGGATCTAGTTATTCTACAACTACATATAGTGGTCTATTCAATGCCATTAGTTATACATGGGGTGGAACTGGATCTAGTTTTAACGTACCTGATCTTAGAGGTCGTACAACGATTGGTGCAGGCAGTGGTACAGGGCTTACCCTTAGAGCTTTAGCTACTTATAGCGGTGAAGAAACTCACGTATTGGTATCTGGAGAAACTCCTTTAGTAGCTCACTCCCATGGATTCTCAGTGCCTGCACAAACAGGCCTTACAACTAGTACAGGAACTAGCAATACTGTCAGTTTGAATACAGCCGGTGGA